ATACCCAGATACTGGTTCAACATATATGCCATACATAGCAGATACAGGCGTTGTAGCAGTTATGCTGCCAGGATTAGGACCTGCATACAACCCACCAAGACGTATAAAATTAGAGGACAGGTAATCTAATGTAGTGTATCTGCTACTAATGCTGTTATAAGAATTGTAAACACTAGACCAATTGTTGCTGTTTCCGTTTAATGCATATATTGCCCCAGTAGAACTAATAGAGTTTAATACTGTAACAGGACCAGGTGTTACTATGGTTGCATAAGAGGTGCGAATATAAGACCCCGACGTACCGGCAGCTGTCTGTATTCTGCCATCAGAAGACATGGCCACATCTTTGCAACTAATAAAATTTGATGTTCCTATAAACCACGTTATGCCATAATCATAGGAAGTGTATATGTAACCTCCTCCTTCAGCAGCTGTTTGTACTCTGCCATCTGAAGACATGGCCACTGCGGACCATACTCTGCTGCCTGCTTGTGTCCTTGCAGTCCAGGTTGCACCATAATCATAAGAACTATATATGTAACCTGTCGTAACAGCTGTTTGTATTCTGCCATCTGAAGACATGGCTATATGGTACCACGGTCTGCTGGTATCTCTAACAATCCAGGTTGCACCATAATCATAAGAGGTGTAGATGTTGCCTGGTGTGGGTCCTGCAGCTGTCTGTATTCTGCCATCTGAAGACATGGCCACTCCAAACCAATTTTTACTGCCTGCCCCTGTTCTTTCCGTCCAGGTCACACCATAATCATAAGATGTGTATATAAAGCCTCCATTTGTGACAGCGGTCTGTATTTCGCCATCAGAAGACATAGCCACATTAATCCACGGTCTGCTGCCTGCTTGTGTCCTTGCAGTCCAGGTTGCACCATAATCATAAGATGTGTAGATGAAGTCAGCTGGTCCTGCAACAGCCGTCTGTATTCTGCCATCCGAAGACATGGCCACTCTAAACCAATTGTTACCGCCTGCTCCTGTTCTTTCAGTCCAGGTCACACCATAATCATAAGATGTGTAGATAAAGCCATAACCTGCAACAGCCGTCTGTATTCTACCATCAGAAGACATGGCCACACTGATCCAATTTCTACTGCCTGATCCTGTTCTATCAACCCAATTTGTTCCTTCTGTGCCTGATATCACCTGCCAGCTGCTCTCTCTTACTCCTATCCGGCCCATGTATGCACCTCCTTCATTTTGACCCATGAGCATGCCTCCTGCAGAGAATTGACCTGGACTGGATGGGTCCAGTGCTGGTGTGCTAATAAGGGTGGATATGTCGCTGCATACCACTGCTGTGCCTCTCACATTCAGAACATTTTGCATGGAGCTCAATGCAGGTGTGATAGTTACTGGGTTTAAAGTTATTTCACCTGAACTCAATATAGTAATTCTGTTGGTATTATTTGTTTCTAAATTTAAATTAAATGCATCATTAGTTCCAATTTGTAAGTTCGAATTTGCAACATACACAGCACCATTTGCAAATGGACCGCTGACTGATAATCTGGAACCATAAACAATATTGCTGCTGCTTATATTGCCAACAACAGTGAGCCTCTCACTAGGAATAACAGGTTCAGGTATTTCCACATACCCTGTAAACTGAATGTCTCGACTAACTGCACTGGTGTTTGGTAAGCGAAATTGACCCCCAGTTGATGTTGCATTGTAGGGTACTAGATAAAAATATCCTGTTGTAGCAGATGTAATTGTAATGTTGGATGCATTTAATACAGCATTGATCGCTGGCGCTAGGTCGGTTGCAGTAGCAGGTATAGCAGTATCTAGGATTGTTGTGTAAGACACTGGTGTGGGCAGAGTGCTGTATAATAAAGCAAATCTTTGTGCACCACTAGCAGATCTATTAACGAAGAAAGGAGCAGATACACCATTTATAGCGATATTATAATCACCGCTAGCCAGAGGATATATAGGAATTCTTATATATTCATTTGCAGCTATGGCCAAAGCAGGGGTTGTAGCAGCAGGTGAGTAAGATGAGGTGCCCCAACCCAGAGTATAATTAGCTACTCCCGCTATACCAGTTGCAGCATCCATGCTACCTGCACTCACACCTGGGTACTGTGAATAAACGCTAACTGTGGTGGTGATTGTGCTTCTTGCATTATTAAAATTATATCCCACAAGATTAACTGCAGGGGAGCTGCTTGTATACCCTATGCCTACATTGTTTTCTGGTGTAATATTAACAAGAGGTATGTTACTAGCTTTAAGTATTAAGCTATTATTATCATTAGTCCCGATTGTCAAATTTGCACCCTTGGCATTGCCACCATCCAATATCCAATTGGCACTGTTTGATTGTGTAGTGGTATAATTACTATTCCAATTATTGCTGTTGCCACCTTCAGCGGCAATTGTACTATTGCTATTAATGGCACCATCAACTGTGAGCGAACCTGCACCAATACTAACATTATCATAAAAATACACACCCTTGTCATGACCTCCCTGGGTGCCATCTATTAAATCCATCATGCTTCTACCTAAATAAGTATTATACCAACCGAACGCTCCAAATGGAAGATAATTACCCACATGCCAATCACCTGCGCCATTTACACCTGTATTAACAAAATTAAGTTGATAGTAATTAGCATTCCTTAAGTCTACAAAATTACCAGTCCCATCAGTTGATGAGACATAATCACCATTCTGGAATGAAAATTGCCCACCAGCTTTTATATTACCATTACTACTAATGGCACCATTTACAGTTAATTCAGCTGATGGGAAGCTTGTGTTTATACCTACTTGACCTAAGGGATTGCCTCCACCCTGTGCATTGCCCACATGCAATACCTCGACACCGTCACCATCATAAAAGCTGGCTACATCATAGGGACCAGCAGCCTGAAATACATATAACGCAGGTCCTGGTCCTGTATTATAAACACTCAACGCACTGGTGGTTGTGAAGATAGTATTCTGAAATGTGCTGGTACCTAATGCTGTTAGATTGCCTTGTATGGTTACATTTTTTTCAAATATAGTGTCTTGGTTGGTATAAGCAATGTTAGCCGGTATGCCTGTGAATGCTGTTGCTTGTATGGTGTTGTCTGGGAATGTTAAACTACCATCACTTGAGAATGTCCATTGACGATGCTGCAGAACACCATCATTATCCCAACGGAATATTTCCAACAACGCATCACCACCTTCTACAAAAAATGTAGTGCTGTGATTTTTGTTGGGTGCTGGGGTCATATCGTTATTGTTATATGTCAGTTGACTCCAACTACGACTCTTTAATTCAATTGGTGCTGTGCCGCCATCAATGGCCTGATTTGGAAATAATGTGGTACCATCTGTGCCAAATGTCCATTCATGAGCACTATCCGGCCAATTTGTACCAATAAGGATAGGACTGTTATTGCCTATCTGTACATACTGTTCACCATCTGCGCTGGCAAGTCCTCCCCAATCCCCTGCAGGTGCTACAAACCAACTGCTGCCATCTTGAGTCTGTCCTGGATAGCCTTTGGATATTTTACTACCAGTTGGAAATGTTAGATTGCCATCTGTGCCAAATGTCCAAGAATTATTATTTGAGGCAAGTCTTATGCCATCTGTTCCTTGCACACCAGGGGTATAATTTTTTGCACGAATGGTGACTGGAGCTCCAGTGGGATTTGCAGGCCAAGAGCCTGTAAAATCCCATCGTGCCCCAGGAGAAGCTGTGCCTGCCGCACTGGCAATAGTGGCGACCAAACCACCATTGAATACAATTTCATAGTCTGTGGGGTTTGCCTGGATTGCTGGTCCCCAGGCAGGGTTGCCTAATCCTGCATTAAAAGTATTAAGACCAACTGAAGTTTGCCCTGCATAATTAAATAAACCGTTAATTTCAAAACCTACTTGAGCAACTGAAGCGGTATCTGTTAAGGTACCGCTGCCAGGGAAAATTAGCGTACTGTTGCTACTCAGTACCACTTGATAAGAACCATTGATTAATCTATCCGTCAGACCGCCACCGCTAAATATATTTAACAAATCAACACCACCAGACAAGTAGCTACCATTTACATTCAAATTACCATTCATAGTACCACCATTGGCATATTGAACTGCAACAGATCCTCCACCACCACCCAAATCTAGTATGCGTCGAGCCCAATATTGTGCGGTATCAGCAATATATTTCTGCTGCGAGGTATTAAACTTACCTGTTTCATCAGATTTCTTTCTTTCTTCCAGTAGGTCTTTAAGCTTGGCTTCCAATAAAGACATATCATCGCTGATGGCTGGAAGCTTATTTGAAAATTCTTGTACAATGCTGTCCAGCTCCAAGGTAGTATTTTTAAGTCTTGTTTCAAAGTGCGAATTAAATTCTTTTTCTTTATTATCAAAAGCTATAATAATTTGCTGTTCAGTTAAATCTTTCTTTTGAGCTAGAGTTTGTAATATAGCTTCTTGTGATGACAAGCGAAATTCTTCAAATAATGTTTCTTTGTATTTCTCAAGCTCCAATAATAATTTTTGCTCATATTTTTCTTGTAACAGTTGAGACTTTGCATGTAGCGCTTCTAGTAAGATGTCTTGCTCTTGATTAAATTTATTTGATACCAAGCTGTTCAGATCAACTTTAATATCAACAATAGAATCGTTAATTTTTTCAATAATAAATTCAAGTTGATCTACTTTAGACTTGTTTTGATAAGTTTCTAGTTGATTGCTATATTCATTAAATGTGTTGGTTATGCGTTCACTAAGATCGTGTTCGGCTATTGTCAAGGTTTCCTTTAAATGTGCACCAAGCAGCTGCTTTTGCTTATCAACAGCAGTTACATATTCTTCTAATAGTTCTTGCTTATATTCTTGTAATTTTTTATTTAAAAGATCTTGTTTTTCTAGAATAATTTTCTGTTTTCTAATTTCTTCTTTCTCTACATTAAGTTTCTTTTGTAGTTTTAAAGTCTCATTAATGGTTTCCGTATAATCTGGAGTTTCAATAATGGGAGCTGATATATGAGTAGATACGGGCTCTTCAACTATCTCCTCAACATCTTCAACTATTTGCTGTGATTGTTGGGGTGCAGCTACCTGTGTCTTGTTGCTAAGAAGATTTAAGTTGATGGTGGAGTATGGTGTTTCAGTATTTTCATTAACAACCACTTTGAATCTTACATCCTTGTAACACTCACCATTGTCAAAAGTTACATCAGCAACTACATATTTTTCAGCATTATCTACAACATATTCAAGTATAACTTCTTTGGTTCTGGTGGTAAACGTACCCACATTGAACAGATAATCAGAAAATGACTTACAATATATAACATTCTCTGAATCACTGCTTTCATGCAAAACAAAAGGAATTCTATTGTTTAGAAGCACATTGTATAGATTCACATGTTATTTAATTGAAAGTAATAACGGATCCACGAATAACTTGATATAGTACATATAAATAACAGTATGCACGATGTGGTCAGAGATATGCTGCAAATGCAGAATCAATTAAGAATTTTTCATTGGCAAACAAAGAGTTATGCTGCTCACAAAGCTCTTGGCAAAGCATATGAGGGGTTGGATGGTCTTATTGATACTTTCGTGGAGACAGCTCTTGGAAGAAAAGAGGCTTGCTTTTCTAATGGCAATATCGATATAAAGCTTTTTGATATTAAAGAGCTTGAAGTTTGTACTGCTTTTGACACTTATAAAGCGTTTCTCTCGGATATCAACCACAAGCTCAATGCAGAGATTGATTCTGATTTGCTCAATATACGTGATGAAATGCTTGGTTTGTTGAACCAAACCTGTTACTTGTTAAGATTATCTTAATTACTGCCTAACAGTCTTAGTAAAATACTTCCACTTATCCCACATGGCACCGTTCTGCTTCAAGAGTTCTGGGCTATTGGCTCTGATAGGGTTAATATCAATGCCACCGCGTCTCACATACAGACACGATACCATCAATTCTTTTGGCTTGACCAGATCATACAGCCGCTTATAAATTGTCTCGCAAATCTCCTCATGGAAGTGACATTCATCTCTGAACGAAACAATGTACTGCAATAAAGAGGTTTGATTGAGTTCGTAAGGTCCTTTGTAATGAATATAAACATCCCCCCAATCCGGTTGAGATGTGACCCTGCAATTACTCTTTAATAGCGCTGAATGAAAGCGCTGTACTTTATTCGAGTCACCTTCCAACCAGCCAAGTAGCTTAGGATCCTCTTTGTAGCCGCGGGACTTAATAGTCGTTACATCAATATTATTTTCAAGCGTGGGATATAGCGCGGTAGGAAATAGGGGCGGGTAATGCATGGCATCGTCAATTGCTTTTGTAAGCCTGACACATACCTTAACATCTGTTTCAAGCAATTTAGAAAGATCATTCTCCATCACGGCCTCAAGCTGTTGTAATATATTAATAATATTGCCTTGATATTTCTCCATATTGAACGAATTCATGTAGAGCTTGATGGACTTGGACTCAACAATATATTTGTTTGTAGCAGGGTAGACAACTTTGGCTATAGCCGCAATTGGCATCCCCTCACTTGTTAGGCATGATACCTCGTAAGCATTCCAAACATCATAACCACAAAAAGGAGGATTCTCATCACTAATACCTAGATGCTTCCTGTTATTAGCTCTAGGCTCACGAACTAAGAGTGAGGGGTCATAGGTGCACTTATACCCGGTTATTTTACCAAGATGCTTTGATATATTACTATTATCTAATTCCGTATTCATTAAGTTTTATTTTAATTGCTTCCATGCGTTCTTCCACTGTTCCTTTTAAAATAGTTACCTTTCCTTTTAACCTTTCATCTGACAACCAAAAATTCTCATATTTATCAATAATTGCATCTCTAAATTCTTTATTAATACTTCTCTCACCATCATCAACCAGCGGAACATCATGAGGACTCGGATAAAAGATATGATCATACTTTTTAATATAATTTGTATAGTATAACAAACCTAAACTATTAGATACAGGAAAATCATTTAGTCTACTACCGGCAAAATAACTTGTATAAACCATTCCATCCATCAAGCAGCGATCATGCAATATGCCTTGAAAATTAAATCCTTTATAATTGTAAAATAAATTCTCAAACTCTTTATTTAAAATTAATGTCTGCGTTACATCATTAGCACCTTCTTCATTTATATCACAATTATGCCAACGTTTAATTAGCCTAGTTACTTCATCAATATAGCATAGCTTAGAACCATAATACTCCTTGCACTTCTTTAAAAGAGTAGTCTTACCCGAACACTGAGGACCTGTAAAAGTAAAAATCATAACACAATTATACTGGACAAATTAAAGAAGTAAAGCTATTTTCTAAAAATCTCACTAATTTTTCTCTTGATAATCTGTAGCCAGGTCTCTTCGATAAAGTCTAGCTCATCAATAGGATATCCCTTGAGCGGATGATTGTCATCATCTACCCAGGTATGCTTGGTGCGGAGTTGCTTCATTTGCACCATTTCTTTCTCTTGACTATTTCGGCAATAATACAGTACACTGCAGTGTCGCTAAAAGCATCAAAAATAGGTTCATTGGCCGTTTCAAACGTCTTCTTTCTCAATACCATGTTGATTAATCTCTGAATCTTATCATTGAGTCGCACTACGATAGCAGAAATGGATGCAACAATATCCTCTTCTCTATGTAGGTCAGATCCTAGGCTAATATTGTGCGGCCCGTAATCATTTTGTTTTTTACAGAAAGTATTGTATTGTTCACTCTGAATTTTCTTAAATTCTCTGCACGTTTCAGGATACGTGGCTTCAACTAGCTTGATGAGTTCTTCAGGATTCACTTTGAATTATATTATACTCTGTTAGGAAGTTTTTCCACACATTAAATGCACAACCATGAAGCTCGGTGTATACTTCTGCTAGGGTAAGATCCTCAATACTAATTTCACCTGAAGCAACAATCTCTCCTTCGTCAACGCCTGGGGTTACTTTATGTATAACACACCCTGCATCCTTGTGGCCACTTGTAAATGCACGTTCCTGTGGATTGAACCCTTTTAAGCTGGGATATTTGTTGATTAGACCTGGATGCAGATTGTATATTTCATATCGTTCACATATTTCTTTTGGAATAATTCTCAGATAACCATGCAGTGTTATCAGAGGGTTTTTAAAATTGTTTAAAATCTTTATGTAGTTACCAGTAACGGGTTTACTTGGCAGAAATGTTAAGATAGTTTTATTCAGTTTTTGTTCCCTAAATTGTGTTGTGTGTAGTAATCCCTCATTAATACCCTTTAAATCTGATTTATTTGTTACTATCAAATCTGGATATATACCCAGTCCATTGGATAGGTTATGTATTTCAGTTCCTGTTTGCGAAAAAAAAGTAATCCAAGGTCTCATCTGCGTATGATTTTCTTAAACATAGAAGTATTATAATCCACAAGATCTAGTTGATCGTTAGTAAATTCATACTCTATTAGATCTGCTAACTTAGTATTCGGCTTGCTTTGTAAGCCGTAATCCGCATCGTATTTTAATCCATGTATAGCAGCAACAACGGGATTGCTGGTATCGCAACTAACAATATTGTGAATATTTCTATCAACATAAAATCTAAACTCCTTAGCCAAAGAACAACCAAGTAAATGATGAGGTTTGCTCCAATTCCATATCCCATTACTTATTAAATCGGTTATAAAGCGCTGGCGACCAGTGCACCACTTTTCAAGATAGGTTTTACCTTCACCGATAGCTTGATAATAACTAAAATCAAAACTTATTGCAATCATATCTGCGTTGTCAGACATAAATTTGTAACACTCCTTTAATTCATGCCAATTTTTACCCTGCACAGCGCCTATAGCTTTTGTTAAAAAGCTCTCCTTAATATTAAGTGTGTAATTTTCAAATGCTTTAAAGCTTTGTATTGTATCTTGAGTATCTTCAAGTACATCCGGTACAATAAACATGTTGGGTTTAATTTCTTTAACCTTTACCCAGAACTTGTGACTATCAAAAGCTTTGCCCAGTTCAAAAATAGAATTGTCAAGTAATACTTCTCTATTGTAAGTAATTCTGGCAAATTTAAAGAAATCATTATATGTAGGGTATTGATCCAGAAGATGTACCAGACAGTAGTCAAAATCGTTGTATTTTCTGGATGAGTCTAAGATAGAAATGGGAGACTCATGTGATACCTTCATACAGTTTATGATATAATAACCCCCTTTCAAATCAAGGATATTTCTTAAATAATAATGTGTATTACAACGCTCCAGATATAGTAAATTCGGTGCAGACTTTAGAAGATAAGCTCAACGGTATCACACAGCAAGATCTGCAGAGTTTAGTATCCATCCCAGGGTTTGATCAGTTTAGCGATCAAGCGGCAGGTCTATTGCCAGGTAATTTTATCAATACAGCACCAGATGGGGTGCGCAGTCTGCTGAATCCTACAGGGTTTAAAAATCAATTGACAAAAGGGTTAAATAATGTATTGCCGTCAATCACAGATCAAGCCACATCGCAGCTAGAGGCGCTGGCTGGTAAATCTTTTCCCGGTGTTAATAACCTTGTATCAGGTGGTGGTTTTCAAAGCCTGACATCACAATTGCAGAAAGCAGCAGATAGTTTTTCCACTCAATCTGCACAACAGATGCTGGGTGTATTTCAGAATGAATCGCAAGGCAGTCAATTTGGTAATATTAGTCAAGCTGTGCAAAGTGGCATAGATAAAGCTTCAAATCTTACACCAAAAGGCATCAGAGATTTGAAGTATCCAGATAAATTCAATCAAGCTGTTGGTGGCGCAGTGAATAATTCAACACAGAACGTTTCAAAAATATCTACGCAAATGGCTTCAAGTGAAGCAAATAACCCTGTATTTGGTCAAACAGGTCAAGCTCCGTTGCAGCAACTTAGTTCACCAAAATTTAGTGGTGATAACAAAAATGGGTTCGATCTTGCTGTGCGGCTGACTGTATATTGGTCACAAGGATCTGGTACTGATGCCGATTCCGCTGCAAAGCGTAGTTCAACAGGACGTCAATTAGCAGAAGGTGTGAGTGTTGCTGTTGATCCAAATATTATACCTTACTTGAGTCGAATCGATATACCTGGCGTTGGAACTAGATTTGCAACAGACACTGGTGGTGCAGTCAAGGCCAGAACGGCAAGTGGTGGCCGGCGACCAATTATTGATGTGTATTATGAAAAGAAAGAAGCTGCTCTTGCTGCAGCAGACAGACTAAAATCGGAAGTAACAGTAAGAGTTTATCCTCCAACAAGCAAGTATAAATACGCTAAAAATACTCCCCCACTATATGGTATAGCATGACAGATCAAAACAAACTTTACGGAAATTACCTTGGCATAGTTGTAGCGAATAATGATCCGCTAAAGAAAGGGCGTGTAAAGATCTTTATACCACATTTGTCACCCAGTGTATATAAAAATTGGAATGCCACATTTAAAGATAAGAAATTTAAATTTTTAGGTAAGAATATAGATAGTCCAATAGATGATGTTGTGGATGAATTGAAGGATGTTCTACCATGGGCAGACTGTGCTTCGCCCCTAGCAGGCGAGGTTTCTTCAGGCAGGTATAATAGTTCCAATCGCAAATCTACAATTAGTGATAGCAATGACTATGATTCTTCTGTGCCTAAGGATAATTTTCAACCAACCAAATATAGTCAAAACCCTGATGGTACAGGTGAAAAGCCGGCTAATATTCTCGAGAAAGGGGATTTTGCTTTAAAAGATGCATTTGTATCGTCAGGCGCCTCCGGTACAAATAAAGCTAATGTATATGGTCAGAGCTATCGCCCAGCTTCCTATAGTAATAAAGCAAAAGGATCTTTCTCAATACCACCTGTAGGGTCACATTTGTGGGTGTTCTTTACTGATGGTAATCCTATGTATCCAATTTACTTTGCTGCTAGTCATGGTGCAGAAGAGTGGCAAGGTGTGTATGAGTTTACAGATTATCCAGATTCTTATGAAAACAAAAAGCCTGGTGGCGAAACAGATCATAATGTGGAGATATATCGCAACAAATATCTCATTAATCAGAAGGGTGGAACGTTAGAATTTACAAACACAGATAACAAAGAGGCTTTGAAACTTAGTCACTACAGTGGCAGTTCCATTATTTTTACCAATCCAACAACAATATACTTAGCCACAGCAAATGAACAGCATTTGATACAGGGAGATAAGTTTGAAACAGTGAGAGGATCAGATAACTTCTATGTGGATGGTGACAAAGATATAACAATTCGTGGAGATGTGTATCGCAAAATTGGTAGTCTTGATTCTGGTGCTGTTCAGAAGTGGAAAGACATCATGCAAGGAGTAGCTGATGTTAAACAGCGATTTGAAACACAGCGAGTAAAGAATAAAGAGTTATTTAATAGTGTAGAACAAAAGCAATCAGGTAGTTACGGTAAGTGCCCTGTGTGCCAGCAGAATAGAAAATATAGTACGCTCAAAAACAATCCTTTTGCGGCTGTTGGAATTCCAAGTATTACTGCAGGTGGTGGCGGTTATCAAGCCAGAGACGGTGTGAGTCTGTATGATACTGTGGATGCAATTGGACTGCAGCAACCTGGTAAGCCTCAGGATCTGACCTTTCCACCCACAGGAAAATGTCCAAGTTGTGGTGGCACAGGCAAGAGTGTTAGTAGCATGGGCGGTGAATGGTCGCCTGATCCTGCGAAGCAGCAATTGCAGGCATTGCTCAATTCAAAGATATCTAGTATAGCCAAAGCAGAAGCAGATTTAGGTCTTGGCGGACATGAGATTGTGGATATCACCAAGCATAAGATTGAGACTATTGGAACAATAATGAATGATTTTGGTAGTATTCGTGTTGATAGTCAGGGAAAAATTTATAATTCTGCTGTTACAATTGGTACCCTTGGTGTATTTGAAAACCAAGAAGCTAGCCCTCTTATTGAATATGTTCATGTGGATGATCTTCCTGGTGGTAACTATACACTAAATGTATGCAATAGATATACTGTGCAAGTTGGAGCAGGTGGCATAAGCATGAAGTCCTTTGGACCTGTACAGATTGGTGGAACAGTTATTAACATGAGCGGTGAGCAAATGAATTTAGCCAGTAGCAGTGAAACTAATATTGATGGTGGCAAGCGCTTGACTGTAACAGCAGATATAATGGTGTTTAAGCAGAGACAAATGAAACAAGTGCTGGTGGACAGCAGTCTGGGTGTTAGTAGAAATCTAATTGTTGGCGGCGGGGCACATATAGAAGGTGAACTCACCATTAATCATATTACTGCTCCAGTTGAGATTCAGGAAACCGAAGACACCAAGATATATGGTCAAACTAATGATGAGGTGTTTTCACTTTCTGAATATCCAGTGATTGGATATGTGACCGCATGCCCGGGCGACTATGTGAGTGATTCATGTGGCAATTGGCTTCGTGTATATGCACGCACACCAAGTGGAAACGGCAGACCTTCACCCAATTGCTTGTTTACATATCCACACAGTCATCATTTCCGCAATCTACCCTTAACGCTTGTTGCAAGCAATTCTGATGTAAGAGATGCTGCTGCTGGCACTAACGGGGTGGAGCGTAACGTGGCAACATCACAAAATAATGCTAAGAAGGGGCCTTAGTTTTGGGTTGCCAAGCATTGCGAAATCTCATTGTCCAGTTAACTAGCGCGTATTCAAACCCCACATCCTTGCCAGCTCTCTCGCTTTCATACCACTTGTGTTTCAAAATCTCTTCTCTCATTGCTGTAAAATACCTGTAGAGATCGGTAGTAGAAAGTGATGGCACTTCTGCGCTGACCATAGTAATATTTATTCAAATAGTCTCGAAAACACTTTCGAGCCCACCTCCCACCCCTATTTGAATACACCTTCATACTTACTTAGTTCGCAAGGAGTTAATTTTTTGTGTAATTTTTATATGGATAAAAGAAGCTGTCTATCATCTCTTGGTTCTTCTCAGGCATGATATTTGTATCGTATTTTTTGAAGAAAATCTTTTCTTTTTCTTTGTCTTTTTTATTATCTTCATCATCGTCTTGCTTCTTGGTTCCTCTAATCATGTATACTATAATAATATCCACCATCTCAAGCAAGAATGCCAAGAGACAGCAAATGAGCGCAGTTATTTCGCCTCTCAGTAGAGCGCTAAAGGAAAGCTGTATGACGTCGTCTGTTGTGTAAGACACAAACTTTGGCTCCAGGCTCATCTTTGAGCTGATAGTTGAAATGCTGTTGTTCACAATGATTACAATCTTTGATAATTCAGAGAAGTTTTGCGCGTTGTTTACTTGAAATAGTAGACCTTTTGCTTTTGCATCACTTGAAACAAGGGTATCAATCTCCTTTAACCCAGCATCACATTGATCAATTGTTTGTTGATATTGATTCTTTATTCTTTCTTCTTCAATCTGTTGCTCTTGATTGATTTTTCTAACTTCCAAGTCATTCTTTGCTTGGGTCTTGCGGATCTCGGCTTGATATTCTTTAGCCCGCGGGCCAGAACCAGGTTTGCCTGAAGTACTCTGACTGCGCACCCCTTCGGTCTCATCAATATAAACCTGCTTCACATCAGTTAATGCATTTTCAAGATTGGAGGTTCTTTGCGCGGCGTCAGCTTTTAGCTTAGATATTTCATTGTCACGCTTTTTAATAATATCTATCTTCTCTGTCTCAAGCTTCTCTCTAGCTTCAGTATTGAAGTAACTAATTTTTTCTACAATTTGAAATTTTGTTTGTGTTAATGTTTGCTTGATGCTTGTCTCACTATAAAATCCAACAAAGTCAAAAATAGCTGGGAGAATACTAATAGCCAAGCAAAGATAGGCATGTTTAGCTTCAAACCTTTCATTACCGAACAATACTATCTTAATACAATATGGAAGACCAACAACAGATAAGCTGGCCAGAAAAACAAAGAGCTTATTCCAGTCCGAAAGAATTAATCCAAGAGCATGATATGCAAAAGCCATGGCCACAACCATCACAACACCATAAACGTAGTTTAAAAGTTGGGCTGGTACTTTATTTTTGGTTGAAAAACCAAATAAAGTAGGGTATAAATGGTTGGCCGCCAACCTCTTTGTGTCGAGTACAGGTATCATTGTAATAGTATATTTATTACAATTTGATGTCAGCAAATGATTCTTCTGAGATTGTCGTGTCTCTGGCGGCTATCTTGTATGCACCTATTTCAGCTTCTTGTGGCGCAACTTGTACCTTGCTACTATCCAAGTAACTATCTAGCCAGCCAGATATGGGATTACCTTTTTGATTAAAGATCTTTTTATAACCTAGGGAGCGCAACCGATTATCACACAGCCACTTGGTGTAACCACCAAGTACCTCAGCATTTAATCCCAGCAGAGAACCTTTGCTAAAGAGATACTGTGCCCACTCGATCTCATTCTTGGCAGCTTGCTCATAATAAGCATATATCTTATCTTCATTCTTTTTTACCACTTGTGTGAAGCCCTCACAGTCCTCATCGCGCATGATCTTTAAAAGATTCTGAGTAATTGCATAATGTTGAGATTCATCACGCTGAATAAATTTAATAATTTTTGCATTGCCTTCCATTTTTCCACGGTATCCAAAATAAAAGGAACATGCAAAGCTGACATAGAATACTAGGCCCTCCATGACATTGACAGCTAACACACAATCTAAGATTTTCTCTTTAATATCTTTCTTGGAATCATCACCTAAGATTTTATCGAAGTTATTGCGAATGAGATTGGCCCTGCTAACAATTTCTTCATCTTCCATGATGCTATCAAAAAATGCTGAAGCATGTGGGTGCACATTGTTAAGAAGATAAGAATAGCTGTAGCTGTGAATGCCTTCAAACCGCTGCCATGTATTCATGCATATTTCCAGTTCTGGATTAGAGACATAGTCCTTGAGAGAATGGATTGAACGAGACAGCATGCTGTCTCCTAGAGTTTGAAATTTTAAATTATTATCAAACACAAACCGTTCTTCACCTTTTAACCCACGATAATCGTGCCTATCTTTTTGCAGAGATATTTCATGGGGCCACCAGAAGAACTCTTCCTGTTTTTTGAATAACTCGAAAAACACAGGGTACTTGAACTTATCATAACGCTGCAAATTTAAATCTTCACCAAAAAACAATGGTTGTTTGGTATGATCAATATTCTTTATATTTAAAACAGACTTCATGTGTATTATTTATTATAACGTTACAGCTTGCAGGCTCCACTGCTACATGAATCTTCTTTCATAGACTGTTCCTTATCACCATCATCGGTATTATTGTAATACAAACTAATTAAACCTGTGCTGTAAGCATACATGAGTTCTTTCATTACCTTGGCATCAGGTAGAACATGGTTGGGGTAATGATTGTAATTGTAATATATGTTCGTTGAAATCGCCATGTCGATATACTTCTGCAACACTGCATTGACATTGATTAACCCTGTATTATCGGCAAGATTAAAAGCGAGTTCATAATTTTCATGATACTTGCCAATGCCAGGCACAAGAACTGGCAGCTTACCCATTTTGGACATCTTGTAGGTTATGAGGGATCTGATTGGTTCAACACCATTTGTAGAGTTTTGTATCACAGAACTCGATTCACAAGGCATAATTGCAGACATTGTGCTGTGTCTCATGCCGTGCTCCTTAATTTCTTCGCGTAGTGCTTCCCAATCTAGTGATAATTTACGCTTCACAAGCTCATTGACTTTCTTTTTGTATGTGTCAATTGGAAGTATCCCTTTGGAATATTTTGTTCTGTTAAATTTTTCACACTTTCCTTTTTCTTTGGCCAGCTGAACACTTGATTTGAGGAGATAGTATTGAAAGTGCTCCATCCATTCATCAACAACAGGAAGTGTCTTTGGAGAAGAATAACTCAATTCGTGCTTGGCCAGGAATGCAGCGAGGTTGGTGATGCCGATACCCAAGCTTCTACGTTTTTTAGCAAAATTTTCTGCTGCTTTGTTGAAGTAGTCTTGAATGTCTACAATTTCATCCAAAAATCTAACGATGAGGTCACATACTTTTTCAAGATCGGACCAATTCTTCACCTCAAGCATGTTGACAGCAGAGAGAATGCACATGCCAATCTCAGCTTCTGGGTCGTGGAAATCTTTCAGTGGTATGTAGGGGTGTATGATTTCTGTGCAAAGATTTGACATTGTAACCTGGTCAAGCCAAGCACCGTGCTCATTAGCACTGTCCACATTGAGAATATAGATTCGACCTGTCTCCACGCGCTCTTTTACAATGAGGGAGAATAACTTTCGAGCAGAAATTTTCTTCTTAAATTTAATCTTCCTGTCACCTTCGCACTCCTCATACATTTTGTCAAATCTTGATGTGCCCCAAGCTTCCCACAGCTGCGGGACTTCATGAGGTGAAAATAATGTAATGTTCTCATTTTTTAGTACTCTATCATAGAATAGCTTCGACATACCCACAGTATAATCAAGTTTTCTCACTCTATTATCATCGGTCCCTGCATTGTTTTTAAGAACAACAATATCTTCTATCTCATAATGCCACCATTGAACATTGACTGTGGCCGAACCACCACGAATTGAATTTTGTTGCCATGCTTTTACAGATGCTTCATATATTTTCAGAAACGGAATAACTCCTGTGTGTACAACAGACCCACCATTTACTGCAGCACCAATTGCACGTATTCTGGACACATCAATCCCAATGCCGCAACGACTAGCAGTAGCAAGTGACACAGCAGTACCTGAAGCAGTGATAGACTCTTTGGTATCATCAACACCAATCAAACAGCAGCTAGCATAACCACGAGACAGTGTACGTACCCCAGCCATGATGGGTGTGGGTAGATTGATCTTATGCTTTGAAATGGCATCATAAAAGCGTCTAACATAATTCAATCTGATGTCCTTGGAATAGTTGGCAAAGGCATATGCGGCAATCAAAATATAAGCAAACTGTGGCGTCTCATAAATGATGCCGCTGATGCGATTTTTGATTAGATATTTGTCACAAAGCTGCTTTATGCCTGCGTATGTGAATAAAAAATCTCTCTCATGGTCAATAAATTCCCCAAGCTTATTGAGTTCATCATCAGAGTATTGCTCTAAAAGCGTGGCGTCATAAATCTTTTTTTGAATTCCGTTTTTAACCATGTCAATTAGGCGCGGTGGATGTTTACCACCCCACACATCCTTGCGCAATTGATAGTTTAACAGGCGACCTGCAACATGTTGATAGTTTGGATTCTCAATTGAAATTAAATTTGCTGCTGCCTCAATAATACTCTGATGAATTTCTCTGGTTGTAATATTTTCAACCATGTTTAATTTAGCGTTTATCTCAATATCAGATAAACTTACTCCGTCAAAGCCTTCAATTGCCCAAGAGATGACTTTGTGGATCTTATCTATATTAAATTTTTCTAAATCCCCACCTCTTTTTTTAACTAAAATTTGCGTGCTCATTAAGCTTAATTTGTGAAAATTATTTTATATTTATGAATAATAAATCCTAGTTTATTCTTTTTAAGAAATATATTTCTTTTTAAGAAGAATAGACATGATTTACAAGAGCAAAAAGATAAATATGACCAATCCGTTGAAAGGTTGGAATATTTTTTTTCGTATTAAAATCTTCTATTTCTAAGCTTGGAAAAATTCTTTTCATATAGTTTGAATCAATAGGATACACACCGGGGCTGAAATGCAGAAAGCAAGTATAGCAAGACATGCCGTTAAGGGTAAGAGCAGAACAGTACTCGCCAATATTTTCCGGGGGTGTCACCGTTAAGTGGTTGATAAACAAATCGGTAATTTCTGATTGTTTTAAGACCCCATACAAGTTGTATGTGCTGTTGTTAGTTTTAAAACAAATTCTCTCAGGGTTATATTTTTTGTTTATGGAAAAACGTTGCTCGTCATAATGATTTTTAATAATATAACCTGCAAAATAACCACTTTCAAAATCTTCCCCAAGAAGATTGTAGCTCTTTGTAGGTGCTTGTTCAACAAGCTGGTGATCAATTAACGTTTCCATGCACACATGATAAGATGTAAATCATGTAATGCAAGTAGTTTAACCACGGAAAGTTGATGTGAGAACGAAGGAGGGCAGCTTGAGTACTATACCGAAATTGGTGTTGCCGCGACGAACCACGATTGTTGCACGATCCCCTGTGACAATAGGACCAGAAACAAGCATACCGGTGAAGCGATACTCATTGTATTGAGTCCCGGTATTAGCGTCAATGCATCGGAGGGAATTATTAGTGCTAGTTACTGTGTAATTCTTCTGTACTGGTATCACAGGTTATTTATGAAAGCGCGCACCTCTGGATCCGTTTCTTGATGTGTGAAAGATGTTAATTCAGTAAACATTGTATTTCTCTTCAATCCATACTCATTCAGTGTAATTTTGTCAATGACATCCGTTGGTACAGTAGCCAAAGTACCTTCAGTACCCAATTCTTTCTGTATTTGTTCAATATTAAACCCTTTAACAAGCAGATCTTTGGCCTCTTTGCAAATATATGTTCTGTGTAACTCTTCTTCGGAGCCAGCTTTTTCCAGTTTTTTGCTGTAGTAATCAGCAGTTGCTGTTAATACCCGTCCTGTAATAATGCATTTTAACTTGCGTGTCTTCATACTACCTCTTTGCTTGTGCAAAGACAATGCTCGCTATAGGGGCAAGTGCTGCATCTGCCTGCTTTATTATATTCGTTGTTATAGTATATGTCAGGTCGAATGCATGTTCCACCGTAAGGCACTTGGCACTTGTTTGGACCGCCTGTGGCCCATTCAACATATGCTTTTTTATCTGATTTGATCAATTCAACATGTGATTCATAGCGATGTTGATTGGCCTGACTCTCTGCTTCTGCTTTAATACGCTCTTCCTTGGAGAGAATCTTACCGCGAGATTTCTTCTTTTTAAGTAATTTTAGCTTGAAGAGAACTTCATAATCAACACTTTTTGTGAGCTTACTGCCTAATTTCTGCCGAACTTCATCAACAGATAACCCCGTCTTGAGCAATTTAGCTGCAGGCCGTGAAACATAGTATTTTTCAAATATCTCTTGTGTGCCAAATTTCTTCAACCTATTCTGCAGACTAGCCCCGCCTATGTACTTCTCTTCACCTGTAACAATACAAGATACGTTAAAACCTTTCATATATTATTGCTATTATAAATACACATCTAAATAAATCAAATTCAATAAATATATAACAATATGCCCACACCAGAACCTATTACGCGAATCATAATTAGAAGAGGTACCGAAACAGAGAGATCTGGGGTTCTATTGTTGCAGAGTGAGCCAGGTTTTGCAGTAGATTCCAAAAGACTCTATATTGGTGATGGCACAACTTATGGTGGTATTCCGATTGGGACGAAGTTCTTAGGGTTTATAGCGTTTGGTGCAATTGCGTCTAATGTACCAGCAACCAATGCACCTGCAGTAAATGATATAGTTTTTGATAATACTTCTAACATCTTGTATGCTCTTACAGCTGCAGATTATTCTTTGGTACAGAATTATCGCCCCATTGGAATTAATATACAGGGTGATAATGTTACAATTGAAAAAACAGGCATATCACTTTCAGTCAGGCGTGAATCGCTAGATTGCACATACCTAACATCCACAGCAATAGGAAGAGGTCTAGAGAGAATCAATAGTAGTCAGACTGTGCAAGTGATTGCTCCACAAGCAGAATTAAGTTTTACTGCCCTAGGCTCACTGCAAATTACACCGGCAGGGGTTACTAACGCTAAGCTTGCAGTCATGCCGCCAAATACTGTTAAAGGGGTACTCTCAATTGCTGGTACACCTCAAGATATAACCCTTGATCAAGTTGTGCCTGTTGATGACATTACCATCCAAAAAGTTGGCGGTGTATTACAAGTTAAGGATGCTGGTATTACAAATGCAAAGTTGGCATCCATGGCTGGTGCCACTGTAAAGGGTAGGTTGACCACAGCTGGTACACCAGAAGATATTCCGATTGCGTCAATTCTAAAATACCAAGATCTTTACTTCTCACTTGATGTGCGCGGATTAAATACAACTGGATCTGGTTCCGGTACAGTTGCTGCACTACTCAATGAACTTGCGCCCCCGGGAAATTTTCCCGCAGGTCTTGAAGCGCACATAGCGTCCACAGTACAAAACTACCAACCTGCAGTATATACAAGTTATCGTCAGATCAGCCGAACTGTTACTGTACTAGTGACACCTGAGGGGTTGGCTGACCCAACAAGAAATAATAACCTACGCTACCGTGTAAATACAGCTCGCACCTCGTGGGAATATGTATCTGGATAAACAACACATATGTGCCCAGTGACATTAAGAGAAAATTATATTACAAATGTAGACGAGATCTTAGATCTTATCTACAAAGAGGATAGTAGTTTTGTGTCACGTAAATCAGGTGAAGAGTATGAATTTAAGAACATACACGGTGAGAGTAACATGCATAGTTTATTTGATTTTAAGATGAGTGAGCAGCTCAAAGAAGCTATTTTTAAAACTATACCCAAGAAAGACATGACGCTTCCACCGAGTAGTTTTACAATAAACAAATATCTACCAGGTGCCTATCTGCCCAAGCATAGAGATTCAGCAGGTTCTTACTGGAAGTTTCATTTAATTTTTCTGACTTGTGACAAACCACATTTAAAGGTTTTTGAAGAGGATGGTACAGAATGGCTTATCGAAGAAAAACCAGGAGCGTTGGCTGTAATGCCTATAGATATTATGCACGAAGTAACAGAAATTGGACACGATGAAAAACCTAAGTATAGTCTAGTCATGGCATGGGGAATGCGATAGGATAAATAACATATGAGTACTAAGATCAAATACATACTCCTCTTTAACAGGAAGAACGGCACACTAATTGGTAAGATCGACCCTAATCTTGATTTAGCTACTATTGATAAGGATAAGTTCTGCACTAAAGCTGTTGAAATGGGTGCAAACGAATATTATTTTGGAGACTATGCAACAGGTCAGGTTGTTAGTACGGATGAGAAACCTTATATTAGTGAGAAGGATATTCGTTTCTATGCTTCTGCAGATATTCTGGGGCACTATCCCTATCATAAGCAACTCAATATTATTATCGATATGCTTGAAAAATCTAATATCGAGAAAACGTCAGAATTTAATCAGATGCTTGACATCTTGAGACCCATGCGTGAGAGGGCCAACCTGCAGATGGAATCATATAAAAATAGCAAAGCATTTGCATATTATTCTGAGGAGCACGATAAAGAATTAGTTAAAAAGCGTTATGAATTCTAATTTCGACAGTTTAGTATCGAGACTTTTAGAAGATTTTAACGTTTTTCCTAGGGCAAAAGGACCTAATACTTTTATAGGTAAGGATATGACTCCTCAGGGTTCATTACCAGCTGGATTCAAAGGTGCGGGATTGCCAGGTATAGCACCTGGTCAACAAGAGATGGTTTTGCTCAAGCTATCTAAAAAGAAAAAAAAGAAAAAAACTATTTAATACCAGTATAATACTGGTGATGCCCAATTTTATTTGTAGTTTTGGTTGGTGCAGCCCATTTTGGCGGAGCTATTTTGCCTGGTCCAGATGCTGCGTAATAATGGGTCGCTTTGCCTGTGATATCAGTAAGCTTGCCTTGAGCAGCACTTTGAACTATGGATTTTGCTGCATTGTAAGCCTTGTGCTGCTTGGTTGCAGCTATTAGCTGACTCATTTGTTGAGGTGTTTTAATGCCATTGAAAGCGCTGAATTGATATTTTCGAATGGCTTCTTTAACAAACATTCTTGGATTATTTTTTGCTCTATTTGCAATTACATTCATGACTGCAGCCATACCGGCAATATAATCTGCCTCACCACCAGCTTCTTTTACAAGGAGAGTGGCAAGAATATCCTTATCCCGCTCAGAAATATCTACCTGCTGCACATAAGCAGGTGGCGGTGGTGGCATAGTTACAGCCTCAAGAATACTCTCAACAAGGTTATTGAACCTCATTTAGTATTTAGTTTAAAACGGCTACTTTGACTATCTTCGGATATGCATTAGCAAATGCTATAGCATCTTTTTTGTATGTAAAAAAGACATCAATTACTGGTAGTTTACCGTTAGAAGCTGTCTTCTCGCGTACTGCTGTACCAGTATCAACAGCTCTTACAAGACCAATATTAGGTATGATTACTTCTTTCTCGTAGGGTATAATTCTTGGGTCTACAGCAATAGAATCCCCTTGTTTGAGAGTATATCCAGTAGAGCTACGTAGTCTTCTACTATCTGCATCTGTATCTCCACCTTTAGCCCAATATACAGTGAGTCTAACAGTTAAAACGCGGAATCCACTATCATTAGTCTTAGGTATAAATGTTTCGTTATACTTGATACCATCATTCTTAATGGCAATGTTTTTGGCTATCTGCTTTTCTTCTGTGGGGCGTGTAGTTGTAAGATCAGCTTTTAAATCCTTGATATTTTTTTCCTTTTTAAGGGTATGATCGTTGCAACATAGAGGTGCAGTAGATACTGCAAGCACTGCGATCAAACCAATTAGCTTGTGTATTTTTTTGTTTGTTTTCATAAAAGAGAAGAAAAGATAGCTAGTTTAGCTATTAAAAAGTGAGCCTGTTTTTGACGAATTGCTCATATATATTTATTCTTTTTCCCATGGAAAAACAACCCAAGAGTCGTCAACAATTTCTTTGCCATAGAAATCGGGTTGATATAAACTGTTCGATCTGTAGGTTAAAGAGATGGTGTGTACTTTTAAGCCATTAAAAGTTTTATTAATTAATTGTTTAAACGTCATGCCAGTATCACAAATATCATCAACAAGATAAATTGTGTCTAGATCTGTGAGTACGTCTATCGAAGGTACTTGGTAGATAGATTCTTTGCCCCGATTTTGACCAGAATAGCTTTTTACACCAACGGTGAAAAAGTGTGAGTTTTCTTTGTAGTGTGATAAGAGAACCGCAGGTACCAGGCCGCCTCGACTTATACCAATGATGCCGATATTGCCTGTATCGTAAGAAGAAGTCTTTTCATGAATTTCGGAAACAAGACTCTTAACTGTGTTCCAATCAAAGTGAATTTTGTCAATTACCATTGTTCTTAATATAAATGCTTTTTGCTTTATATCAAGATTTCTTTTTTAATTTGGCAATTTCTTCAGGCACAACAAGCCATTCGTTGAGGTGTTTGCTTAATTCTTTTGCTGCATTCAAAAGAATTGTGGCTTCTTTGCCCTTTTTCTTTTTACTTTCCGCATAGACATCGAGAACGTAGTCTGCGGTGATTTTTTGCTTTGCTTTCCCCGTCATATCGAATATTATATACCACTTAAGCGGTAAATCAATTTGAAGCTTTTGCTCTCAACAATTTAATATTCTTAACGTATTCTTTGACAAGATTATTAAGCTCAGGTGAAGAGAAAAGCTTGTGCTCCAATTGTTCGATGCTGGATATATTGTCGCTCTCTGCGGCAATGGTTATGTCTTTTAAAATATCTAAAATTTTCTCTTTTGCTTGCTTTGTGGTCATATGTCCGAATCCAGTGATATTCATTTTCATTTCTTCACCTTCACCGGGTGCATAGCTTGTAGTGCCTACATAATCACTAATGGGTGGGGCATAATCATATGGTTGCTGCATGCGCTCAGTATTTCCTGCATAACTCTCAGGAATCCATTGATCAATAGGTGGTTGCCAGCCGAACTTCACCTATTATTTATTCTATATCATCTCAATATTGAAGGTAATTGTGATTCGCTTCTTATCTGAAGAATTTGGTTTAACGAAGTGATTTAAATAGGAAGGAAAAATAATAAGATCACCCTGTTTAATTTTTTGCGGTGTATAGTACTCCATAAAACAGGAATGCTCTAATAGCTTGCCGTCGAGTTTATTGGATAAGCTTGGACGATAAGCTTTTGTGGCTTGGGCTAATAAGATATTGGGATTTATAAATGTTGTTGCATTGTGGACCTCTTCATCAAATACTGCATAGTGTACAACAGAGAAATCACATGGTAAATGTGAATGAAATTCTTGAAAATGGCTTTTCGAGAAAACATTGTACCAGGGATCATGAATATTATATTGACCAGGTTTTAATCTGTATTCTGTTAAAAAAGAGACAACATAATTTGAGTATATGGAATGCAGATATTTGGAATCTAAAATCATGTCTGGGTTATTGCTCTGATAGCTACTGTGTAGTACGCACTCCCAGCCTGGTGGTATAGCTACAGGGGCTTGATCGACATTTTTTTCTATTCTACCAAGACACTTGTCAATGATTTGAGGTGTTTCTTCAACATATGCTTTCCAGTAAAAAGGAGAAAACATTAAATTAAACTCACCCATAATGTAATATTAAACTAACTATGGCGTAAATCTAGGCTCTTTTCGGAATATTTGGAATGTCACCATGACTATATTTTGGTTGTATTCCATATTTTTCGAGAATTAGTTCATCAACAACCCTAACTTCTTCATAAACCCCACCTTCCAAGGGCCATCCTCGACCATTAATAAATGCAGAAACGTTAATTACATTTTTCCCTACAGCATCATCTTTGTCTGTCCACACTATAGTACCATTTTTATAGTACGGTAAATATCTGAACCGCACACTGGATGCTGTGTGCCCGATATCCCCGTGCGTGGCTTGGGTAATGTCGCAGAACCACTGGCCATGAATATCCTCACCAGACATTGCACCCATAAATCCATGGCGAACAAGAGGCCCCACACCATCACTATATCCCTTTCGTGTCCAGTCATAACTACCGTAAGTTATCTTTGGATTGGGAAGCATATTATTTGAATATGCTCTCCGGCCAATCCTTATCACACTTTATTTCCATGTTAATGGCTATTCTGTATTCATTAGAACTGCAGTAGTTTCTATCATGCTTTAAGTAATTAGGCATTATAATAAGATCGTTGTTTCTAGGTTTGTAGCAAAAAACATCATGTGGATTGGCTATATCAGCATCTGGCCAGTAAAAACTAATAGAACCATCTTCATAAGATGGTGTTGTTGGGATGTTTGCATAATAAACGCTATTAATTGTTGAAGTCTTTTTATGGCTGTGTATAGATCTAAAATCGGTGCTTGTATCGTCTGTGACCACGCCCCAGCATTGTGTAGAGTTTTCCGGTAGTATCGTAAACGGTCCAAACAACTGTTGCGCCTGGTAGACAAAATCTTCATATAGATGCAGCAAGTCGTAATTTGGAGTATCCATTAACGGAAAATTGCTTTCTTTATTTTCAAAATCAATGGTTTTGTATTGATTAATGATATGATCAATCACATCTTTTTTTATCGATATATCATATCTGCTCGAACAAATATAAAGTGGTAATTTATCTTTCATGTATTGCCTTTTAGTATAATTATAATATAATATTTCAATATGGCAACAAAGCGTAAGAAAACTAAGACACCGCAACCCTATGCAACATCACCATCGGCAGTAGAAAAGGTTCGTGAGATCAAGGATAAGATAGAAAAAATTCTAGTAGAAAATCGAATGGCGCTTGCACCAATTGTAACTATATCTGGTGATAAGGTAGTCAGTAGAATTGATGTTATAAGCTTGGATGATAAGCCTACTGTGGGTTAATTCTGCTTGTAATGGGTAGTCCTAAGCCAGGTCTGCGATCATATTTAAGATGCTTGAGACTGCCGTTTGCATCAACATAGTGCAAGAACACTTGCACTTGGTATGATCCTTCCTCAGCAACAAACGGCTCTCTCCAATGCTCTATGTCTATGCCTCTATAAACAACCATATCACCAGGTAAACACCGTGGTTGCTCTATCTGCCCCGCAGGAGATTTTACATACATGCTCCAATTATAATCAGGTGTTTGTGTAATATATTTTGCCCCAACGCACAGTGTTGCGCTAATTTCACATTCTTGTCTATCTGTGTGTATCTCCAGACTGTCACCTGGATTATAGACTCGATAAAAAGAATATGTGGGAAACAGAGTTAAATTTGTCACTGACTCTATCTTGGGATGAAGAGCCCACAGAATACTTTCCATGAGACTGTCGCTATAAACTGCGTGTGTCTTCTCTCTATTTTCAATATTTTCTGGAGCGAACTCTACCTGTTTCTTGAGTAGAGCATACTTTGTTGCTATAGTGCAAGTTTCTTCTGAAAGAGCCTTCTTGACTACACAATATTTATTTTCTAAAAAAGACATCATCCTTCCAGCATGATACCTGGTGTTTTAATGCGGTCAAATAATTCTAAGTCTGCTTTAAACTTGTCCGTTATAATATCCTCGTGCGCTTTTGTGAGAGTGATTGATTGCAGAAGAGTAGATTGCTCTTTTTGGGGTGGCTTACTCAATTCCAAATCAGCAATTAACTCGCTTATGTGGTTTGGATATTGATAAAACTTAATATCTTTAAAATTATTATCCAAAAATATTGCTTGTGGTATTAGCTGCTTGTTATTGTATAGGAATATCTCTGTTTGAGGGGTATTTTCAAGCTGCAACACAGCATCATCCACACACTTGGTGATATCAAACCCCTCGTCGTATGTATGCAGCTGTGGTGTGTATCTGTTTATAAAACTAACAAACCGCTGCACAGGGTGTCGTATTAATGCATGCACTGTGCCTTTGTTTTCTTCTGTTGCAAGTGGGATGAACCTATGCGGTGATTGTCTCTTGTTAAAAGGATGCCAAATATTAGTCCCTTCAACATTATAATATTCAAGTTCTGGTCTTATAATATCAAAGTGGCCACCCGGTGGTGTACCTTTGACTAATTTCTTGCCAGTCTGTTTCTCTATGGCTTTGAAATTATCTCTGTCTTCAGCCGGCTTGTTGTAATCCATGAGATTGCCACGGTAGAACGATTTCAAGATGGCTTCACCGATAGCTGTGTTGAGGCCATTACGATCAATGCGGACGTACGACTTATTTGTGGGCAATTGCCAATATGTAATCACTCTTTATTTATATTTTACATTGGTTTTAATCAATGCTTGTTTTATCATAAATGTGTATTATAATATTAACATGAGTACTGAGATTACCCCGTTATTTGGCTGCGCAATATATCATACTAATATTGAATCAGAGTTGAATATGGCAGAATTAGTGGCAATGATGAATGAGTCAGATATCAATCAAAAAGAAAAATTAGAGATTAATACTGGTAACAGGCATACAGTAGAGCAATATTTCTTAAAGAGATATGAAGAGAGTGTGTTGGCAAAGACCATCAAAAAGCATCTTAACATTTATTTTCATAATATTTTGATGGCCTCTGATGACATCGAGATCTATATTACTCAATCATGGTTAAATAGAAACGATCCAGGTGATTTTCATCATGGTCATACACATCCAAATTCTTTTGTAAGTGGCACATTCTACTATCAAGCTGACAACAGGACTGGTCAATTTGTGTGTTCAGATAATAGATACACTCCTTTAGAATATGAAAAAAAGGACTATAATATATTCAATTCAAATGCATGGAAGTTTACACCTAAACCCTATGAGTTATACCTGTTTCCCTCACATGTTGTTCATAAGGTTGAGCCAAATGAATCAAATATTACAAGAATATCTCTTGCGTTCAATACATACTTGCGCGGCATAATTAATCGCCACCCTACCACTGGATTGATTTTAAAATAGTTATTAACTAACACCACCGTTGCGATCACCAGCCACGTTTATGGGATCGCAAGCGGAACTTCTCTCACCGGGATTACCTGCAAACCAAGGGTTGATACTGGCTGGATCAAAGGTATACGTCCAACCGTTTCTATAAATTGCAGGTGCAACTGCGCTAGGACAATATGAGGCACAGCCGCCTAATTTGCCTAGACCACCTCCGAATCCAGAACCACCAGATCCACCACCACCACTAAAGAGTGAGCCCGGGCCAGATCCTTCTGAAGGTCCACCAGAAGGAAACCCGCCACCACCACCACCATTGCCCCGGGGGCCGCCTCGATCGGCTCCATTGCCACCACCACCACCAATGATTCCAGCATTAACCAAGGTAAGATTGTAACCCAAGCTTATTGCTGCACCAGGTGCATTGCCATTGGCACCACCACCTTGACCCAGAATTAAACCATCTGTCGCTCCTTCAGTTTGGCCAGCTGTTGTCGGTACATTTAACACAATTTCTGATCCTGCGTCCCAAGTACCAGTGGTAAGGGCATATCCTATGCTACGATTTGACCCTACATTTCCGGCTTGCGTAAATACAACTCTAACAGGCCCAGTAACACCAGGGAATGCAGCAGTAAAAATATCCTTCAAATTAACTGATGTGAGCCAATTGCCTGAAGAACCAAAATTTACTCTGAATTCGCCTTCTCCTATTAATCCGCCGAGCATATAATTAATTTATGCTTAAGTGTACTTATATCCAAAGGAAATGCAAACATTTGTTGGCGCTGTAGGACCTGGAACAGTCATAGTCACAAGTGTACCACCAGTTATGATGGTACCGGCGGTGGTAGGTACATTAAGCACAATGCTCCCTAAGCCGTTTATAGAAGTTGTCAGCTGTATGGTGTGTGTAGTTCTAAACAGTGGAATACCTGTGCCAACATTAATACGCGGTGCGGCAAAGGAAGCCATGTTCCTCAGCACGCCATCGAGTGCCGACATAACAATACCACCGGCAACTATATCACCACCGGGTCCAGTGTTAACATCGCCACTGATGCCCACACCACCTGTGACAACCAATGCACCTGTTGTATATCCTGAAGATACTATGCCTGATTGCAGGTTGACTGCACCAGCAGTTACTGTGAGACCAGCTTGCAGTGTGGCAACACCTGTAGTAACAGTTAAGCCTGCAGAAGAACTGATTCCATTAAAACTGGATCCTGCACCAATGGCAGTAATACTACCGGCAACACTGAGATTACCGGCAGCAATTGTAACGTTATTGTTGAATGTGGCACCATTGACATTTAAGCCATACAAACTAGTGCCGCTGGTTAGTGCATTTTTGAGATTCAAAGGGCTAATGCTCTGTACAGGGCTTGTGCCAGCTTGGATTTCAGCAAGGCTGGCAAAATTAACGGAAATTGTAGCTACGGCCATATACGTTATTTATGCCAGTCTGTTATAATTCTGTATTACATTTTAATTTTTTTAAGCTGAATTCCGTAGAATTTAAAGATATCCATGGCTCCATAATCGCGTTTATAATCATCAAGATAGCAAACCATGGGGATACCCCAGCAGCCTATTAGACGGGCACAATCTGAACATGGCAATAAAGTGCATGCAACAAGTCTAGCTTCACCTCTGCCAAACAAACTTAGTAGATTCTGCTCTGCATGAATCATGTAAGGTCTTCTTTTGTCTCTGTTCTTCCAGAAATTAGTATTGACAACTTTACCGCTGGCCAATCCATTGTATGCAACACCAAGTACTCGATTACTATAGTCAAGTGCGCATGCACCTACTTTAATGTAGGGATCTTCACTTCTCTTTGAAGCTTCCACTGCAAGTGCTAACGCGTGTTGCTCCCAGCTTCTTCTACTCATGCTGCAAGCACTTTATAACATCTTCTTCTAGATATGGCACACCAATGGTTTGCCATTCGCCATTTAAATTGGTGTAATCTTCAGGTTTTTCACGAGAATACCAAAAAATCTTTAAACGCAGAGGCTCTAATCCAGTCATAAGCTTGTACAGGTATGCATACATGCTAAGCTGCAGGGAATAACTAAAATATTCTGAACAAGGAAATTTTGATACTGGTCCTAGTAGCTGGTCATTGAATGGGGAGTGGTATCGAAGTTTTTTATTAGTCTTAAAATCATACACATTAAACGTTTTCTTATCTGCATTATGCATGATCACATCTGACATTCCTGCAATACCAAATTTGCGATTGTATACAAGTTTCTCAAAAAAAGTATTTTTCTTGTCGAGCTTTATATCAAGCTCTTTGAATTTGTTTAATATGGTTGCATATTCTTTATCGGAATTTTTTCCTGTTGTATGATACAGTTCAAGAATTTTATGCACACGTGTGCCAAACACTTTGCTCTTCTCCCTCTTCTCTTCCCACATTTCAAGAATACACTCAACAGATATTCCCTCACGCTGTGCAATTCTCTTGGCCATCGTCTGTTCATCAAAATGAGGTTTAAATCTATCCAGAAACCTGGTTACACTGGTATATTTAAAATTATCATCTGGGTCCGTATATGTATGAGACGGACTATCAAAGATAGGCACTTTATCCTTAGGCATTATTACGTAATTATAACGGAAAAAAATAAAAAGTCAAGGCTTTGTGAACACACATGTAATGGTTTTTGGCATTTCCGTCACATGCACAAGCTTGTATCTTCGCTTCTCCATACCAGTTACAAGCTGACTGAACCACTCATGATCAATATTAACAAGAATACTGTGCCGTCTACTGTCTTCGTAGACGTGTGAGCTGAATTCTTCGCAGAAGAATTTCCCAACTGACTGAGTGTATTTCACTCAAATATTTATTCTCGCTACTCGTCGTCTTCTAAATCTTCACAGTCAAAAGGGTTTTCGGCATTAAAGGTGATACCATCTTGGGTGCAAGACCTCCAGAGTGACTTGGAGATAAAAGCAAACTGCTCGGGTGTCAAATAAAGTATGCCAGATTCTTTTTCATCAACAACCATCTTCACGTGATACGACCCACTTCCTGACTGATCTGTAACTATCAGGGAAATACTATTCATCGAACGAGAGATTGTTGCATGATGTGTCGATTATTTATTTGCTCTGATGATAGTATCTGGTATTAAGATTCAAAGAGGAAGCCTTTTTCCAGGTTAAAGACTTCATTGCCCTTACTATCTTTGATGGTGGCAATAATTTCACGAAATTCATTATATTTAGAAAGAGCCTCTTTATGGGCAAGCCATGTATCTTCCGCTTTAATTTTTACGGTACGGGTTCTATCAGCGTTATGAACACTTTTTATTACTACTGTGAACGTTTCCATTTATCTATAATAATTGATAGTTGTGCTAAGTCAAGATATTTTTTTTAAGTCGACAAAGAAAAATAATAATTTGATTTGATTGTACTTATCATGTATACTCATATAAGTGAAGAATGTCTTAATTATCAATGGTGCTATTGGCGGCCGCACCGGTAATACTTCCATGCTGCTTAAGAAGATCAAGAAGACTATTCTCAAGCAACATGATAGCGTGAGGGTGAGGATCATACAATTGTATCCTACGTTTTGTTGGAATAGTGTTAAGCGCAACATTAAGAAGGCAGATTGTTTGATATTTTCAACTGGAACTTATTGGGATAGTTGGGGCTCACCAATGCAACAGCTTTTTGAAAAAATGACAATTCTTGAAGGGTCAGATTATCTTCTGGGGAAACCAGCATGTGCAATTGTAACAATGCACTCTGTGGGTGGTAAAGAAGTGTGTTCTAGGATTCTGGGTAATCTTGTTAGCCTTGGTTGCATGATACCTCCATTTGCAGGTTTTGCATATTCATATGCAGATCACGTTGCACACAAATCTAGAACATCAAGCAAAAGATTGCTAGATGATGTTTGGCATATTGAAGATCTTGAAACACTTCTACATAATTTAATTAAAGCAGCAGGTATTGAATCCAAGCCGGAGTATCGTGTGTGGAACTTCCTAAATACTACGGTGTTCGATCCAACAACTGTTTGGCTTAAATGAAGATAAATTTCAGTAGACAATCATTAAGATGGCTGGGTAAAAATAGATTATCCTCAAAATCCATGGATACAATTATTCATAAACTTTGCAAGAAAGAGGGACGCACCAGAGTCAAGAGACTGCGTGTTCATATTATGCCAAGAGCCATAGACAGCAATTATGATTACTACACGAACACTCTCAATGTTGCGGTGCAATCAAAAAGCTCTGATCCAAGATATCTGAAGATCAAGAGAATGTTGCGCAATTTGTTGCATGAACTTCGTCACTTCATTCAATTTCGAATACAGAACAAACCTTTTGCACTCACCTACACTTACCGTGATGCAGCATTAAACAACTCTCGCTACTGGAATGATCCAGATGAAATAGATGCACGCAAATACGAGAGACAGAAGTTAAATTCAACCTATAAAGCTATCAAGCGGCTGGAGTAACAGGGGGTACTTCGGGTGATGGCGCTGCAGCACCAGGTGCGGCCTCAGGTCCAGGAGCTGGAGCAGGTGCTTCACCGCCTGCCGCTGGTGCAGGTCCAAAGGCTGGAGGTGTTCCTGCAGGTGCCCCTCCACCGCCGCCGCCGGCAGTTAATTCACCACCTGCAGCTGGTGCAGCAGCTTGCATGTTGTCTCTCCAATTAGGGCCACCTGATTTAATTTGCTCTAGCTCCCACAAGAAGCCTATATCCTTGCGCATGAATTCCCTGTTAGCAAGCACCTCAATATCGCTCCAACCCATATATTTTTTCAATGCATAGGTCTTGCTGACTGCATCAGATTGTGTGATGTTGTTGAAAGATGTTGTCTTTAGCTCCTGTTTCTGTGCTTCACGCATTTCAAAGAAATTAACAGGCACATTGAATTCAATGTCAATATTATTTTCCTTTAGATCAAGCTTGTCCCATATCTGTCGAAGCTTGAGATGGGTAATGAAGCCATTCTTAAGTCCTTCGGAGAATTGTTGCTGCATGCGAACAATGAATTTTGCAAATTTTAGTTCTTCACGGAGAATGTTCATATCATCCTTGTACCCATCATCAGAATTAAGACGCGACACAGGAACCTTCAAACTCTTATAAAGCTTCTTTAAGAAATATTCTAGATCTTCTAATTTTCCAAGATTTTCACCTCCAGCGAGTCTATCAATCTTTGTTCCTTCACTACCGGCTCTTTTTGCAAACCAGAAATTATCAAGAATGCTTTGAGGGTTAAATTTCTTAACAGCGCTACTACCTTGAGTATTGTCATATGTTTTTGAAGACCAATACTGGTTCATTAGTTTCTTGAGATACGCCTCAGCCTTGGGTGGGGGCATATTGCCTACGTCCACGTTAAATACGAGTCTCTCTGGTGCTCGAGCTAATCTGTATATAACAATAGCATCTTCAATTAAACTCAATTGTCTGTATGCACGACGAGCATTCTCAATGAAGGGCAATCTGATTGTCTTGTTTTCGTTCCATATACCAGAGTTAATATATGTAACTTGGTTTTTATCCAAGGGTACCAGTTCATAGTCCAGTATCTTCGATGGGTTCGTCTTATCGAATACAGGTTTACGTAATAAGAAGCCTTTAACCATCATGTTCTGTACATTGCCAAAAATAGGATCAATAAATTCTGTTGGAATAGTAACTACACCAAGAATACCCTCTTCTTCATATTGCTTATGAACAATGTGTTCAAAATACACTTCACCATCAGTTAACAAACTTCTGAAGTAATCCCACCCTCTGTTCTGCAGATCAAAGTAGTTAACATATTTTTGAAATTCTTTCTCCAGAGTCTCTTGATCGTCAATCTCCAGATCCACATCTGGTGTTCTGAGATAGACTACCTTGCCATTTTTATCTTTGTTGATTGCTTCATCACAAATTTCATCAATAGCATCTGCAACTTCAGAGAAAGCAGCCATGACTCTGTAATCACGTAAACGGGTGATCTTATCATGTTGTATGTTTGCATACATGTATTGTGTGAAATTGTTGTCCAAACCCACAATACCAGCAGGATCAATACTATTGAAATCTGTATTGGAGCTAATACTTTGACGAGACAGTGCTTCAGTTCGCTTGCTTCCTGTATCTTGGAAGACTTTATATTTGGGATTAAGCTTGTTGAGAGTATCTATGACAGTGTAGCTCTGATATGGTAACTTGGAGTTAACATAATTCATTAAAGAACGACCAACTGTATTACCACGTCCTGTATCAGCATTATCAGCCATATCAGTTATTTATGAGAAAAAACTAAGGTTCAATTGAAAATAATGCGGTAAACATAGTTGATTTTTTATAAAATTCGATTATAATAAATTGTGGTTGATAAAGACGGTTCCTTATAAACATGGATAATAGGAGGAAAGGAATTTTGCTCGAAGGGTTTTTTTACTTGATACTTGGTTTTTTCACTGTATAATGCTTTATATATGATTCTAGAAAATATCTCTTGTTATGACGGAACCCTTTTGCATCATCGCTTTGCTTACAAATACTTTCGTAAGAAATGCTTGCCCATTGGCAACATAATTGCTTTCAGAGCTCCTGCCAAAGTGGAGACAGAAGGTCTCATTGATCAGGAAGATGCATTGAGTCAAGACTTCATCTACAGTGAAGATATGATTCATTTTCTATATGAAATTCCTTTAATCACAGAAGCATTTGGCGCCATTTGCTTTCAGAGGCTGTTCAATACCAATATAGCAAATATTCTCAGCTCCAAGTATCTCAAAGCACCCATTGAGGTGGATGGTGACGATCTCATGGTGCATAAGGAATTTACTCAAGGTGGTATCACACAACAAAAGGGCAAGTGCAGTGTGAGTATTGTACATGTCAAGGACAATGCTGCGCTGGGTCATACTGGCATCAACATTCAGGCTGGCAAGAAAGCCCCTGCATTTGCTTTTAGTACACAACTGTCAGTTCCTGATGTGCACAACTTCATGAGTGATGTCATCAATTCCTTCTACCAAATTAATGATGATATCTTCATTGCCACAACAAAGATCATTAGTCATTGAACATATTTGATATCATCAATGGTGTGGCTTTTGACAAGAAGGCCAATCTTCTGGGTCAAACGGAAGATGAGAAGGCATATGCACCATATCTTGTGAACAGATGGCTGTCCATGCTTGATGGTTCTGCAGCCAGAATCGTCAATGAGACGTTGAATCGATTTGGACAGGTCTTCACACCTGCAGAACAATACAAGTTTCTTGTCAATGTTCTGCCACAGTACAAGCGACAGAGAATCAATTACATCAAGAAACCCAAGACGGATGCTTGATTTCCAAGCATTACCATTATAAGTGTCATTATGAGCAGACCTGCCATTGATCAATTAGCAACCAAGAAGAGTCACATTGATTTGAGTTCGCATTCAAAGAACACTTTCAACAGTGTTTTCATAGGATATGATTTATGTGATTTGCTTGATGATGTGATGTTGGTGGAGTTTGTGGATGATGGTGGTTCATCCAACACCATTGTGAGAGGTGGCATTGTTGTTCCAGTGAATGCTGAAACTAATGCATGGCGCATTGGCAAGGTGATCTTGCAAGGAAGCAGTTGCAAGCTTGTGAAGCAAGGTGATCATGTCATGTTTCCTAACAACATGGGGGTGCCCATTTCTAACATTGAAGTGGTTGGACATGGAACAGTTCGATATGGCATCTTTTTGAATGAACAAAGAATATTCGGGGTGGTGAAGCCCCGGGAGCATAATGATAGTATCCCTGACCAGCCTAAAGCCAATACTTCAAAACGCCGCTTGTGAGATCAAGTTCCCACGCCGCAGACCGGTGTTGGGGCGTCCTGCATTCAGAAGAATGTTGTGCACAAATTCCAACACTATTCTCAACAGCATCGATGGTAGAATCACATTAAACTACAGACCATCCAAAGGCACCCCCAAATATGACCCCAACCAAAAAAATCTTGCCATAGTGTGGGACATTCTTATGCAAGATTATCGCTGTGTGAATTGCAATAGCTGTGAATTGATAACCACCATACCTGCAGGTGAAGCATTCTGGAAATATTTCAAAGACAATCTAATGAAGCTCTCGTCTTCACAGAAAACCATGTTCATGGATTCATAATGAAAGCTGAAAGACTAGAAAAAGAGATCAATCACTTTCTTCAACAGAAGATCTCCATCAACATCAACAACAAAACTGTGAAGACAGGTAAGCTAATTCTTTTTTGCATCAAAGACTTTTACCTGGTGTTCACTCTCAGCATTGCTCATTCCAAGAAAATATTTGAAATTCCCTACCCTTATAATTTCACAATCAAGGACAAAGGGATTACCCTGGACTATACATTGAAATCCTTTTCATCAAACATGCAAAGCATAGATAGCTATGTGAAGCTCTTGACACCCAAGAAACCCAACAAGTATTTTAATTCATATGCTGAAATTATTACAGTAGAAGATGGGGCTTGAGAAAGTAAATAGATTATGGGAATTAATTGCGAGGTAAAGCTAGAGAAGAGCAAAGCTTCAAATAAGCTTTATTTTGACAAAAAGCTCAAGCAGTTTTCAAACGAATTCAAGCGAAGTGGTGTCATTGAGGTCCTCAAGCTTCACCGATACTACATGAAACCCTCCAAACGAAAGAGACTTTCTAGGGAAATATCTGCCGCAAAGTGGAAGTATTATTGATCGTCCGGATACCTCTTTATACATAAATAAAGAGTGAAGCAGTATAGCTATTATTTCGAAGTTAAGGATCTCGTCCTTCAATTTCTTGCTGCTTTTGATAATGTAGTAATTAAAAGATACGATAAAAATCGTAATCCACTTACAACACAACAAGTAAGATATGTTTATGCACCAAAACAACGTGTTCTCTTTGATCTTGTTAACCCAGCGCAAAATGTAACTCTTCCTTGTATCAGCATTACTATTAATAGTATCTCCCGCGATAATAATCGTGTTTTCAATAAAAATGCTGGCTTCTATGCCCATGGTACTCCAACTGAACGCGCCCCCGGTGGTCAATCATACTACTATAAAGCCCCTGTTCCAGTTAACATCGATATTTCCATGAGCATTATTGCTCGATATCAATCTGACATGGATCAAATTCTCAGTAATTTCGTACCTTTTAATAATCCCTACATTATTCTTAGCTGGACTATACCCAAAGAATTTAATCTTCCATACACTCAAGAAATCAGGACTGAAGTTGCCTGGAGTGGTAATATTAATCTCGAATACCCAACAGACATAAACGGACAACAAAAAGCTCAAATTATTGCAAACACAGGCTTTACTATCAAAGGCTTCTTATTCCCGGATCCTCAAGATCCTGTTAATAATATATTCCGCATTGATGTGAGCATGACAGCTGTGAGTGCTGGTACACCGCTCGAATATGGTGCATATAATACTTTAAAATCCCAGGTTATTACAGATCAAGACTCACTCTCAGCTTTCTATAATACAGATACATTCTCTGTTTCAGGTCGACCCGTCATAACCGGTGTGCAGTTGTACACCACACCAGCAAATCCCTACAACGCACCTAATGAGTAAAATTATTCCATCCTTTACAATACCTGTGAGTACCAACGATGTAACAATCGTTTTGGAGGGCAACATGTTCAAATACCAAACGGCCAACGGACTCTACTTAAGTTCCAATAAATTTAATGGAAATGAAAAGCTATTCAACCTGTACAGCAATACAAGAAGTGTAAGTGCGGCAAACCCACCCTTTAGTGCCTACCCTGTGGATTATTTCAATGTACATACAAACAATACATTGAGCTTCAGATTGTCCGCCTTTAGCTATCCGCAGCGGCTTGATATAATATATGCAAACCCAGCAGGCTACAAGTTGGCATCCTCTGGTAAACGTTTCTCATGTATTCAAATTGCTGAAAGCTTAGTACCACCAGCACCTGGGAATAATCAGATAGTACTCCTGGCCACTCTTCATTAGTAGTTGATTTTAATAATAACCATATAAATTAACGTATATGGACGAAAATAAGCTTCTCGAGGTTAAAACGAAAATTGAACAACTGCTCACTGAATATCAGGCAGCACTTGTCCCAGTAACGCTTATTAGTGGGGACAGGGTTATGAGCCGTGTGGATATCGTTTCGACTGATGCATTAAAGAAGACCGATAATAAAGCCTAATTGCTTGTTTATTCCGTAGAGCATAGAACTAAATAATCCTATGCCATTTCGGTCGTTTAATGACTTTAGTCCAATTGAACCTATACCAACAGACTATCTTGTTGGATTCAGGCCGCTAGTTGGTGAATTTAAGGTAAATTTCTACACAATCTCCAAGATCATATCTGGTGGGTTGACGACAACCCCAAACAATCTATATGTTACCATAAGCGGCAATGATTTTGAGTTTCGTGGACTTGGTGAAAATGAACCATTCAGAACAATCAAAAGAGGGTGTCAAGTTGCAGCTGCAAACCCATTAAACAAATATACTATTTTTGTACGCTCTGGCGATTATTACGAACAGAATCCTATCTATGTCCCACCCAATTGTTCCATTATTGGGGACAATTTAAGACGAGTTAATGTTTATCCTGTTAATCCAGCATATGATATCTTTTGGGTAACAAATGGTGATTACTTGTGGGGCATGACTTTTAGAGGGCACCGATCTCCTGGTGCTGCTGTAGCATTTCCAAACACAGACCCTCTGCAACCACAATACAATATTGCTTTCAATTATCCGAGCTTGTCCAGTACACCACCCACAAACAAAAATATACCCACCAGTCCGCTTTATATTAGAACTAGCCCTTATATTCAAGGTTGTAGCTCCATCACACAATCATCTCCTGCAGGGGCAGAAAACGCTGGTGCAGGTTGCAGAATAGATGGAAACCTTGTGGGTGGTTATATCAGAAGCATGGTAATGGATTCTTATACACAATTTAATGAAGGTGGAGTTGGTATACACATTACCAACAATGGTTATGCGCAATTGGTCAGTATCTTCACAATTGCCGCTACCTATGGTGTGCTTTGTACTGACGGTGGTAGTTGTGATGTGAATACATCCAATTGTTCTTTTGGAAATTATGGCCTGGCAGCTTTTGGTAAATCTCCTGTTGCAGCTCTCACTGGTACTCTGACAACCAATCTTTCCGGTGGTGAGGGTGTTATTACAGTAAACAATGTTTCTCCTGCTTTGTTAGCAACAACACCCTCACTGGGAATGCTGTTTGAAATACAGGGAGACAGTTCAAGCACACAATACATAGTTTCTTCTGCTGCTCGTGTTGGAACAAATACATTTGATGTTTATATTGAACCACCCACAACAATTGGTGCACAAAATTTCTATGGTAGAAAAGTTTATTTTTATATTAGAAGCAGCATTCTTGCCAGTGCAATTACATTTGAATACGTTGGCACTGGTACAACACTTGTTTCTGCTTTGCCCATTCTTGGCGGGCAAACCAACCCAGACAATGAAGTGGTATCAAGTGGTGGAGGTGCTGTATTCTTTACCGCTACAAATCAGAGTGGCGATTTTAGAGTGGGTACTGAATTCACTATCAAACAAGCAACTGGAACTATTGAAGGTCAGACTTTCCAGAGATCCATCTTTTCACTGGTTACACCCTTCGTACTAGCTATTGAATGAATAAATAAAATATGGCAACAGTACCTCTTAATTTTTTCAGAAGCCTTGTAACCCCTTTATCTACAATAGGGACAGTACCCAGTCTATACACTGCACCATCACAGCGTGCTGCTATTATTCTGACCGCTCAAACCACAAATATTACTGATAGCTATCAAACAGTAACAGCTTCAATATCAAGCACAACTTATAGTTCGTTAACCTTCTTGGTCAGCGGATTTGCCATACCACCTTACGATGCTGCAAACATCATTCTTGGAAAAATTGTATTAACTGAGGGTGATAAGCTTATTGTGTATTGCAGTCGGAATGATAGTGTTCACTTGACTCTTTCTATTCTTGAAACTATCAATACACCCGCATAATGAACACAACACGCCCGAGTTTTATAAGCCAACGGGTGATGGTAAATCCACCGTTAAGCGCCGACACACTTAGATACCAGTATCTAAACTTACAAAACGCAGAACCTAATTTCGGAGTACCTGCACCTGCAGCTTCTAGCGCTTTCAATACTTTTGTTTTAGCAACAAATTCCATTGGTGAGCGATTCATTTTAAAAACCACTCTATGGGATAGTTCATATACTACCCTGCAAGCAAACAGTGCTAGTTGGCTCACCATTCAAACAGCTGATACTCGCTATTTAAAATTAACTGGAGGCACAATAGAAGGCGACCTTTTTGTAAAGGGTGGCATATTTGCTACTGGTGGTTTGTCGGCAGTTAGCGCGCAATATTTCATTACAACATTAACTGGCTTAACAGCGCTGAGTGTACAGTCACTTGGATATGAACCTGCTCTGTTTGTTGGATCTTTTGGCGGTAATTTTTACCTTGCAAAATTTAGAGACACAGATTACAACGTTGACGTTCTTTACATCAACGATGCCACAGGCACTGGCAGAGGCAAGATTGGAATCAACACAAGTTACCCAAATACTGAATTAACTGTGAATGGTAGCATCAGTACCAACAGTATTTTCTACACACAAAATTACAATAGCGATCAATTTGCCAGTACATATGTTTCCACAAGAACAACTTCTGCAAATTGGGATACTGTGTACTCCACAGTGAGGTCTCTTTCTAATAGTTGGGAAGAATCTGCTGAAATTTTACCCACAGTAACAAACTATCTTTCCACCAATAATGTTTTAATTAAAAATTTAACTGTTACAACAGGATTAAGTGTCAAGGGTGGGTTGAGTGCAGATAGAATCTTTGGTACACTTCAAAATAATATTGTTGATACATTCACCGGTGATGGTGTAACACAAATCTTCAATCTTACACAGATTGTTGCCAGTGCCAACAATCTTCTTGTGTACATTGGTGGTGTATATCAAGACAAAATAACCTATACCATTGTTGAAGGACCGCCCTCCACAATTACATTCACACAAGCCCCACCTGCACCAGACATGGTTGCAGAGCCCAATATTGAAATTGTATACCTGCAAGCCAATCCTCTGCAAATTGGTACAGTTGCCGATGGAAGCATAACAACACAAAAGATTGCCAACAGATCTGTTACAACAGCGAAACTAGCAGAAAACCTAACAATTTTTGGCAGCTTGTCTGTTGTAGGTACACTCTCTGCTGGCAATTATGTTCTTACTAATTCCTTTATTCCATATCAAACCTTTGATGTGGCACCTGGTCAGACAACATTTAGTCTTCTTTGTGCAGTGGCCTCTCTTAATGATATTAGTGTCTATATTTCCGGAGTTTATCAGAACAAAGGTACTCTTAATTTACCCGATCAGTACACCTTGAGTGTCACTCAAACGCCCCCGGTGGGACTCAATATTGTTGAAGTTATCTATCACAGGCCGTTTCCAGCAGTTTCAATGTATCCTTCGCAAAACAGCGTACTCACTTCTAGTATTGGTAATAATGCAGTCACAACAGAAAAAATCGCAAGCAATGCAGTCAATACTCGAAACATAAGCGCTGGTGCCATAACTGGTGATAAAATTGTAACTGGTGCGGCAATTAATGCCCCTGTATTAATAAATGCAACAGGCACTTTATCTGGTCCAACAATAACCAATCTCACAGGAACAAACACAACAACATTAAGTACACTCAGCGTAATAAACACGTCATCTGATATTACTGTATATGTGGGTAATAGCACACCTGGCAACACTCTATCCAAGGTAGGTATCAACACAAACAACCCCAATAATGAATTAACTGTTGTTGGTAATATTAGCGCAAGTGGCAATATAGTTTCGACATCTCTGTTGGAAACAATTGTAACTAATACCTTTATTTTTAGCTAATACCTTATACATAAATATAAATAAAGAGTGAAGACAGTACTTACTACAACCTCTGCCACATTAGTTTTTATACCAGGTGCTGCGGGTGTCGGCACAGTCAATTTCTCTCAAGTTTATAACGTATATCCGTTCTCTATCAACAGGTTAATGGCAATTATTAACCAAACTAGAAATAAAGTTATTTTTGCCGAAGGCCAACCAAATTTGGGTTGGTCAAATTGGAATCCAAACACAAACATTCTGACCTTGGGTGTAGACACCACAGGGCATGCAGCAACTGACTCCATTCAAGTGGTTTATGATGCACCTACCATGCACATTTCCCCAGCTGAGGAATATTATGATCCAGTCAATAAATCACGCATTTCCGCACCACAATCATTAATTGATACAGATTTTGAATACAGTGTGCAGCCAACCAAATGGGAATCATTATTTCAAACAAACAATAAACCAACAGCGTTTATTATACCTTCCGAACCATATGATACCACACAATCTACACCTGTCATTTCAAATATAGCTGGTGATGGCACGCGAACTGTAACCATTACATTTGGTAGTACCACACCAGCTATTTTCAGACCCGGATTACCCATTTTTCTGCAGGATACATTAAACCCTAATACAAATGGTTGGTTTGTTGTTAACACAACTGGGACCAGTGTTATCACCTTCAACACAGATGAGGGTGCCATCATACCTGCAGGTTCTGTACTTGACACCAACAGAACATTATTATTTCCAGCAACATTCTACACAGGCGCTGGTATTGCTATTGGGGCCAATGCATTTACCTTTGCTGGCAGTGTTGTAACATGCACCACTTCAACTGCACACGGCTTATACCCAGGCAATTTAATTTATGTCACAGGTTCAAATAGTGCCGCAGCAAATGTCTCTGGACCAACGCTCGCAACAACCATCACAGGCAGTCAAGTTATTACTGATGTGTTAAATGCAACACAGTTTAGATTCACAAACCCCAATGGTACTCCTTCTGCTCTCATAACTAATCCTGCAAGTAGAGAAATTTTATATGGCCGTCCATCCGGTTTCTCAATACAGAGACCTTATGATGGAGGCATACAGTTTAGCTGTGGTGTTGGAGGTGCCAATTGTTCCATAGTAAGACAGACACGCAAATATTTTAGATATCAATCTGGCAAAGGAATTCAATTCAGCACAGGATCCATCTTCAGACCATCTTTTCAGATTAATACTGTTGTTGCAGCTACAACAACGCCTGGTGCCATTGTAACAGTTACAACCAAAGTACCTCATGGCTGTCGTCCTGGTACTAGAATTGTAATCACCGGTTCAGATGACAGTGCATTCAACGGCAACTTTATTGTGGAGACTATCCCAAGTGATGTTACTTTTACTTATAGAACAGTATCAGCACCTTCTGTTACCCAGGCACCAGGTTTTCCAATCAACATTTCTCCTGGTGAAAATTATGGTGTGGTGTCGCGCCTAGGAATGTTTGACCAGCAAAACGGAATATTCTTTGAACATGACGGTGTGTATACATACGCAGTAAGACGCAGCAGCACAGCACAGTTAGCCGGTACTGTTACTGTTGCATCAAATAGCAATCAAGTTGATGGCGTAGGTACATTATTTGCAAGACAACTGGAACCTAACGATTGGGTGGTCATCAAGGGTCAGAGCTACAAAGTTCTTAGCATCGAATCCCAAACAAGAATGTTCATTACACCTGATTATAGACCCACGGTGAATGCAACCAACACTATCATATCCAAAACCATTGATACCCGTGTTCGTCAAGATCAATGGAATATTGATCCAATGAATGGCAGAGGCGCCAGTGGTTATAGGTTTGACCCAACCAAAATGCAAATGTTTTACATAGATTACTCTTGGTATGGTGCCGGTTTTATACGCTGGGGATTCAGAGCACAAAATGGAAATGTTTACTATTGCCACAAAATGCTCAACAACAACAACAATCAAGAGGCATACATGCGCTCTGGCAATTTGCCTTCTCGGTATGAACAGTCCAATTATAATCCGTATTCCTTGTTGGCTCTCAACTTGTCCAACACTGAAACGACAAGTTTATCTGTTAGAGACGTTTCAGTGTTTCCAGCGCCCTCAGGAATTGTGGTTGTTAGGGCACCTGGTAATACCAGCAGTGCACCAGTGGAATACATTCGTTACACAGGCGTAAATACTGCCAACAGTACATTGACCAATCTGCTTCGCGGTCAACCTGGAGGCAATCCAACACCACAGACATTTGCATATTCTACAACTGCCCCAACACCAGTAGAATTTGCTGGACAGGTCACTGCAGTTGGTGCTTCAAATATTCCACCCTCTTTTGCATTGTCGCACTGGGGATCAAGCGTTATCATGGATGGTAGATTTGATGATGATTTTAATTTTGTATTTAACACTGGCAACCCCGCTGCTGTCACACTCAACGCTAGCAACGAAACAGTGCTGCTGGCAATTCGGTTGGGACCAAGTGTGGATAACGGGAGAATTGGACTGCTAGGGGTTCGCGAAATTATAAATCGAATGTCTCTCCGTCTGAGAAGCATAGATGCCATTGCAAGCGGCACCGTTAGAGTCTCCTGTTTTCTCAACGGTCGGGTAGGTGCTGCGCTAAACTTCACTAACATAGGTGGATCAAGTTTGGCTCAAGTTTACCTAGGAGCAGTTGGCAATTTCCTCACCGGCGGCGAAAATGTGTTTTCATTTTTCTGCGGTACTGGTGTATCACAACAGGATCTTTCTTCTGTAAGAGAGCTTGGTAACAGCATAAATGGTGGTGGCACTAACCAAGCTCTCCCACAAACTTTTAATAATCTTTATCCAGATGGTCCGGACATTTTGTACATCACCGGGCGTGCAGTAACTGGCACCCCAACTATTAATGCTCGTCTCTCTTGGACAGAAGCACAAGCATAATGTATGGCACTCACAACCATACTACAAGGAATGCTGGCAGACAATGCAGTTACAACTGCTTCAATTTCTGCTTACAATGTTCAGTCTCTGAACATATCATCCAGTGCCATTGAAAATCGTCATCTTGTATTGAGCGCTGTAAACGGATACAACATAGGTTCCAACAGCATTGAGACAAGACACATAACAGACTCCAGTGTTCAAACCCGACATGTTGCTACCTCAGCAATTACTCTCAACAAACTCAATGCTGCAGTAGATTTGTACTTCACAAATGTGCAGGTTATCACTAGTAATCAAACCGCACTATTCATTCAACCTGGCTTTGAGCACATATACAATGGTAGAATTTTGCACATTCGAGACACAACCGCTCTTTGTACCATAAACTTCATAACCCCAAAACTACTGCAACCTGGATTTAACATGACAATATTGAATGAATCGTTAAACAATGTGCAACTATATACCGCGACACCAACAGATCTTATTTGTTTTGGCGTCTTCCTGTCAGGATCACAAAACGGTGTTAGGCTTTATTCTTCTTGCACAGCATACAAAGCCGGTGATCAGATATATGCAGTTGGTGCTTTGAGCAAATAGTAGCGTGATTCAAATATCTTCCAATTCAAACAAAGACAACAAATCAATACCAAATTTCTTGTTAAAATAATCTTTGCAACTGTTGATCAATAGATTGTATTGCACTCTATCCAGATTGTGTCTGTTCTGCAATTCCATGAATCGATTGCGCATGCGTTCTATTGCTTCCATGTCTTCACTAGCCCATGCTTCATCAATTTGTGCTAAAATCTTTTCACTCTCTTTGACAGTCCACAGATAGGTTTTGTTCAAAATCTCCAATTGCTCAAGCAATGCATCAACCGTCATCATGGGTATTTGTATATCTTTTTACCTTTTTTAACGGTGTATTTTCTAATTTCTGCATTTACTGGCGACCAAGCAATGCCATCAAAATTAGCATCATACATCTTCTTTTTTATTGGACGTGGTTTATCACCTTTGCCTGCCATAAACATATGATAACTTACCTGCAATAAAAATCAATACTTAATTAATAAGTGACAAGCGTGGTGAGGCTTGTGCCAACTGCATAACATATGCGATTGAATTGTGTTGAAGCGTCCAAATTGGTATAGTTTACATTGGCATTACTTGCCAGATTAAAATATTTTGGATTGCCAGAATACTTTATGTTGTCACCTTGCCATGGTGCAATTTTTAATAAATTGGAAATATGGTCTATTCTGCATGCATAGCCATACAAGCCATCAGCTGAATTGGCAAAAATTTGACCAACAATCTTCCATGCTGACGCAGCAGGGCTATTGGAACTGAGCAGCGCCCACAACATGCTACCACTGTCACCTATGGATGCCGATGCCGGCTCCTGTGTTGTGTTTGTACTGAATATGATGCCATCTGAGTAGTTGATATTATCAATGTTAATAAAACTATAAAACCCTGCAACAGACAACCCACAACTAGTAGTATTCTGGCCCAGTGCTCCCATGCCTGCACCAGTTCTAAACACTGGCGTTGTGTTGTTCAAATTGTTGATTTCTTCTGTTGTGGCAAAAACTGAACCACCTGTATTGTTAAACCCTATGAAATTGCAGGAACCAGAATCCAGCATAACATCCCTGGTTTCACTAGGTTTGATGGCCACAACTGCACTATCAATTACATTGCTGTATCTTTCATCTGTTATCAATGGAGCAGCTCTTTTAACAAATCCTATGGTATACTGTAACGGCCGCTCTTCATAATTAGCAATACTTGGCACTGTGCCTCCAGATATAAACTGCTGATAGGTGGATGTTCGGAACAAAGGAAAACCTGGTTGATACATGGGCATGTCAATTGTATTAGCAGCCCGCGCACAAAGTGTTCTGTTGAGCGTTGTAAAGGTGTACGTCACGTCATTAATGGTACTGTCATATAATATTTCTGCATATTCTCTATTGAAATTATCTGAATATTCATCTCGATATAATACAGTTGCATTAATATTATATGCAGCAGAATATCTTTCTGGTATGTAAGTAAATCTCACCGGTAGATAATTGAGAGTTCGATTGGAAAATCTAGGCGTTATTTCATTTGTACGTCCTGTCACTACAATTGGAGTCATTCTATCACAAACATGTCTGCATGTTAAGCCAACTATTGTACCATCAGTAGTATCACGAAACAAGCCTCCTAATGTACCATACATATTCAAATAACCGCCCAAACTGCAGCCACCAGATAGAGGTCTTGCTGAGACCCGGTTCTTAGAATACGGTTTCAGCGGATCAACATCATATATGTCATAGGCACCTGGTGCACATGAAGCGTATACAATCTTATCTACAACTTGCACATCTGTATAAAATTTTCTTTGATTTACTGTTACTGTCTTTGGAATAACATTAGCTTCAGCTAAATCGTGCAAAATCTTTTTTTGTTTCACATAAAAAACAATGCACCATTTGTCAACAACAGTATTTCTTTTTATCTTTTTACCAAGACATATGCCTGTTATATTGCAAGGATCTATCTCTCTTAATTCATTAAAATGTTTCTTAATTATCATAATATGCGTATATTGTTGTATTTATTTTTTGCAATTCTACTCTTTCAACAGTATTCTCTAATATTGCAGGTGGCACAGTGGTATAATTAGGAGTCACACCCAGGTTTGTTTTCACTGCACACAACAGCCCTGTTGTAGTAGTTGATGCAACAGAGGTTGACCCGTACAAACATCCTTCATAATAAACAATATTTGGATATTGAGCTTGTTTTCTGCAATCAGTAAAGTTAAAGTATATGGCGCTTAATGACATTATTGCTGCTCCCCTATAGTTAAGTTTGTTGTAATATAACCCTTTTGGGCTGGTACATATGCAGAAGGAAACCACCCACTTGCCGTATCTACTGTGGTATCACTTGAAACCATCTCTTCAGTAGCACCATATAAAAATATATTACCCTGTGTTATGCGATTGTTTGTAATATCTCCCAAGAATATGGTTTGATACAGATGGTTATTCTTGAAATAAATGCATGTACTCAACCGCTTCCAACCATCTGCAGCTTCTTGTATGTGAGCCGCAACCACATATCTATCGAACTTATTATTTAAATTTGCATAACCTGTAGTAGCAAACCATCGAGTATTATCAATATATGGCCAATACAAATTAGTTCTTGTTTGATTGTTATATCTGTTAAACCATTGGCACGAAGTTGCTCCTGATCCACGACACTCCAAAAAACCTATTTTGTTGTCAATGATATCAAAGAATATATTAACCCCTCTTGCATCAGTGTTTGATTCTCCTGTATTCATGGAAAAAATCACATACCTGCCCGCACTCAGTGCTGGTACCCCTGGTTTTGCATAAACAGATGAAATGTAATATCTATCTGATAGTGCTGTGTCTGGTAACCTGCGCTGCAAGTAAACATATCTAGTGTTTGCTGAAGTTGAATCCACTGTAAAGAGTGTACCATCAGGCTCGCCAAATGGTCCCACAGTTTCAAAAATAAATTTTTTAATAGGATTGGTGAAATTCCAATTTCCGAATGATTCGTTTTTAGTTGTTCTTGCAGTAACAAAAAATCGTTTGTAATCTCTATTTAAAATACTCGGAACACTAGTAGTTAGCATGTTTCTATCTGCATTATAAATTGACGATAAATCATATTCAAAAGGTGTATTTGCCAATACTCTAAAAGAGTATTGTTTTATTTTATTCTGCAAATTCAAAAATTCTGTTGTATTTGGATCATACTGTGTATTGCTTCCAGGTATCTCACGGAATGTAAAAGAAGTTTCCGGCAAGTTCGTTAAAATACCATAATCCTGACTCTGCAATTGTGTATTTCGTGTAACACCAAAAGTTGATAGCTTTAAATTTTCCAGAGGTATATCATTTCTATCTCTACCACCATTAATTTGAAAATTAGTTGCAACTGGTCTGGGTATGGCGCTAGTACTTCTCAATATGGTTTGACCAGGTGTATTAGTATATGAAGTTCTAGAACCCATCAAAATAAAAAGATGCACTGGCTCTATAGTATCCAGGAAAAAAGTACCATGAAAAAGACCTGTATTTCTATCTTGCCACCAACTTGTACTCTCCGATCTATACTGAACGTTACGCAGAAAAATTGTTTTAAATTCTATTTGAAACGAAGGCTTAGCTATGAATGCTGCAATTGCTGCAGTAGCAGAAGTTGGAAAACCTAACGTTGCTATTAAACTGCCATAACTATCAATTTCAGAATCTGTTAATGTAAAATCTGTGCCAATACCCAAAGTAAAGGGCATTATCTTCACATTACTTGACCAGTTACTATTGTAAGGTTTAGCTATTCTATTATAAAACATATTTCTCATTAATGCATTATGACCATACATCAATAATTTGAAATTATAGAGATTATTCGTTAAAATACCGTCAGCATAGGAAAATAATTGTGCAGGCGTGAAGCTTGCTCTTATGTAAGTGTGAGTAGCATCTGTGGTTTGTACGGCTGCGCCCGTACAATCAAATACAAAATTATGATGTCGAACATCTGCATTTAAAGTAAAATTAGTAGTTTCAAATCTAGTGAGTACATCTAACTTATTTCTTATATCTCTAGCAAATGGATTAACTGTTGTAGCCTGATCCAGTTCAAAAGAACCTCTGGTAAATGGTAAGCCGTCACCGCCTATAACCCATTTGCCATTAACATAGAAAGGTGGTTGTTTCGGCCACCCATCCCTGTCAGTTGGGGAGCTTCCGCCCATTCCATATGATGTGTAATAAGCAAACTGACTGTTTGCAATGAGCTCACTCTTGGGGCTTGCTGATGCTATCTGCACCCCTGTACTCAATGTGATCACATTGTCTTTGAAATAATTCTGAGCTTTTAATGTGTTGTATGTGGCATCATCTATAAATCCAAATCCCGTGGACATCATTCTACTTTTGTCACCACCACCATAAAATCCTAGTAAATCTGTATCAACACTTATTTGACCAGACTTTACCGCAGTATCCACCATAATAAAACTGCTATTATTATCAATATTTGTACCTATATCAAATGTTGAACCTGCTGGAAATAGCGTATCTCCATCTGCTATAGCTGGTACCAGGACGGGAGCTGGTGGCACAGGATAAGAAGTTGCTTTTTGATAACAGAGAAATTCTGGAAGGATTCCACTACTACCAGCTCGCTCAACTATTATATTAATTTTTGAGGAAACATTTGATGAGCTTAATTGAGCAACTATACCTGGATGATGGCAAATTGCACCTGACAATCTAGAAGTTCCTGCCCCGCTCCAAATAGAACTGTCCCATCTATCACTTGGATTACGATATATGAATGTGGAAGTTGCTAGCCGAGACATTAAATTTAATTTTTGTTGCTGTGTATATGGTGCAGTATCTATGGTAAATGATGTGCCATTGCGTTTAATATCTGTATCTAATTTCACTGTGTCTGTCGTTGCAGTGGTGAGAGTGGTACCTGCAAGGTAATATGCAGTATTAACATCAATACCACCTTGATTATTGGTTTCGTATATGTCTATTGTGGCTGGCTGACTAGCAATGCCGGTGAGTTTTGTTGGATACACAACAGCGCCATTGACAGGTTTATCAGCAAGGCCTTGCAAAGTGTTTGGCAGCTGCAGTGATAATTGAGTCTTATCTCTTTGCTCTATTCTCTTGCTAATACTCTCTACATTTGAAAATTTTAAAGTGTCCCTAAAATGTCCATCCATGTAAACGCTCGATCCATACAACGACAACAATTGCGGTTTTCCACAGCCCATGGGAATATACAATTCCGTAAATAATCTCATATTGGGGTTACTCAGTGCCGGTTTTGTGTATATGTTTGATGACAACAAGCTTGCCACCTTGATCCACTTGGAGCTACCTATACCAACAGGTGCATATACAAAGAAGTTTGCACCAACAGCACCATACCAAGAGAATTCAATAGAATACATGGTTACTTTAGTAAAATCTATATTCAAACCAGACTTACCAGTGCCATCCAGAGGATCAATAAAATTTTTTCTATACACTCGCAATGAAGTCTCTCCCCATGGTGTCTTTCTTTCTACATAAAAATTATTCTCTCCTTCCAGTACAAATTGGTATGTATCAGTTTCATTGCGACATCCCCATGATGCTCTGGAATAAACTGTGCTACCCAAAAAAGCACCAGTACCACTTTGAGTGTTAGTCCTGATGCCCATGGTGAAAGTCATAGATTTACCTGGTTCATATCTAAAAGCACGTTGAGTTTGAAATAATAAAGTAGCATCAAAGGGTGTTGTTTCGGTAAAAGCTTGGCAGTAATCACCAAGAAAATTGTTCCACCATGGTGTAATATATGGTTCAAGCCAGCCTTCAAGAGTTACACATGATTCGTCTTTGTTATGGTAAATTACAGGATGAATATAATTTTCATAAAATGTTGTTAACTGAGGAAATGGTGCTGACAAATTGCCTGGATTCCAGTTGGCATTCAAGTATATATCTCTTCCAGCGAAAATTTGATTACCTCTCAATCTCACGTCTGTAATTAAATACTGCTTGCTGCCCGCAGGCACAGTTTTAGATGTATTCAGAATGGAGCAATAACCATAAGAATTAAAATTTGAATTAGGACGAAATGAAGATTCTCCAAACCATGCATTTGAACCTGTGTTTGGTATTCCATATTGAAATACATTTTCCAGCAAAACACTCCTTCCTTCTGCACGAGGTATTCCCAAGAGTGTTATGGCTACAGGCGATTCACCAGAATTTTCGTCTTGATCTAAATATAATCCATTTAAAAAATTTGGTATGATTGAGATGCTTTTATTAGTACCCTGGACATTAGATTTATAAAATTTAGGTATTCCAGGTATAGCAACTGTTGCACTTACAGAGACAGTGGTGCTCAAGGTTATTGTTCCTCCCAGGTAATAGACGCAGCTGCATCTCCACTTGATCCTCCCTCAAATGTTTCATCTGGGTAGAAAAGTTGCCCAGTCACTGTTAATTGCTCTTGTAATACTGTTCCTGTAGAAAGACCAGCACCAGCTAAAAATTCTCTATTAAAATCAAAAAATGTTGATAAATCAAAATCTGAACCACCTGCAGGCACCGCAAAACTTGCAATAACATTTCCTGTGCCATAGAGAGGCAGTCTGCCTTCATCAACATTATATTGTACTGCAGAAAATATATCACTTGTTTGATATGAGCCCACTATACCACTGTATAATCCAAGTTGAGTATAGCCTGGATCAAGCATAAATTGATCCGGGCCGCGCGTTGTGCGGCTAGCAGATATGGCGCCTGTTGCTAGACCAGTGCAAATTGCAGCTGCCCCATCTCTAATTCTTTGAAAATAATACGCATCTGCTGTTCTTGTGAGTGTACCAGCTATCCCTTGAATATAACCACTTACAAATTGTCCAACGTTTATGTAGTTAGATTCAATTATAGGCACCTTAATTCTAGAAACCTGAGCTGGTATGATTACGTCTGCACTTAAGCTCACACACGTATTTCTATTGAATAGATATTGCAAGCTACCAACACTCGTGTTCCATGCTTCGGAAGCAAGGCTTGTATCTGGAAAAATTGCATTTTTTATTACACGAACGATGCCACTGTCCACGTTAGCAGGTAGATCTATACCAACATTCAATCGCGATGGAAATACAGTTGCCTTGCTACTAACATTCGCTATACCAAATTCGCGCTTCATTCGTAAATTAGTCAATGGGGTTGCACGTGGAATAAAAAGCCTTAAGTTAGCAGATAATGCAGACCATTCAGTGGTAGGTAGAACACCAGCATTTAAAAATGCATAGCTGGTTAGGACCTGTGTACCTGTGTAGACGCCATTGCTTGGCTTTTGAATCTTTACATCTGCAATATAAATCTTGCCACTGGGTACATCAACAGTTCTGTAAGCGTTACTAGCATCAACGTATGTTATTGTGCCATCTACATAAGCACCAAGATAGTAAGAAGTAAAAATTTGATCCGGTAGCCCGGTCAACACAATGTATGGTGATGCAGTTGATGTTTCAAGAAATAAATTTCTATTTGTTGCACTTAGCGATCGTATTTGACTAGGAAATTTTATACCTGTTCCAACAGTTCGAGGAGTAACATTAAATGCAGAGAAAACTTTCACACTACCTTTCTCTGCACCATCAATGTAGTATGAGGCACCATATTTTTCTACTGCTTCTGTGACATCGCTAGCAGAATTATAAACAAAATATGAAACTGGCAAATAAGGATTACCCAATGTGGGCATTGATAGTTGATTGGAGCCGCGTAAATGATGTATTTTTACCCATCTAGCATCACCAACACCCACTGGCACGTAAGCAAGAAACAAAGCGCCAACTGCCCCGTACCAGCTATACTCAACCTTGTACATTGTTGTCTTACTAAAATCTATTGTATGCACACTTGTATCTGTTGTACCAGTATCATCTCCAGGATAATGAACTACATTATTAACTGTCACCACGTCACTGTACAGAACAGGGGAGTCAGTAATACCGTCTAGTTTATCAAAACCAAAATAATCTCTTGGGACTCTGTATTCATAAATTAATGCATTAGTTTGATATGTAAAGATTGTTTTTGTGTCGCCATTGTGTTGGAACTGTATCTTTACAGAACTTAGTGTATCTGATGTTGTATGTAACCGTGGATCATGCAAAGCCGCATGAAAGCATGACAGACTATCCACAACTACCATGTAGGGCGCGCTCAGTATACGTGTAGATGTTGTGGTAC